CTATTTTTCTTGCTTTACAAACATCACGGAAAATCCGATTATTATCGGAAAGTCTGTAAAACATACGATCTCTTTTCCTTCATCCAGTAGCTTTTTAAGAAGCTGATAGTCACGACTGGTTTTATATGGCATATTCATGGTTGGACTCCTTCTTTCATCAATTCAGGATTATCAAAAGCATTTCCTATCACTTCACATCTATCGCTGACGTACCACAACGGAGTAAAGCCACATGCCTTGTTCTTGTAGCAAAACATACCTTTATGAAATAATACCTCAACTGTAAATTGATAGGAGCTTTCACTTTCATGAATCAGTATTAGATCATGTTCGAAGATGCTATTACCGTTCTTATCGGTTATTTCGCTGAACTGACAGACTGTTTCGGGAATAACACCAACCCACTTGTTGGGTTCTACTTCAAAGAATACATTGTACATCTTTCTTTTGATGGTTCCATAGGAAATGGTCATACTCTTTACCCATTCACCACCGTTAACCCTTTTCGCTCTAAATTTTATCATTCTCATATAAATATCCAATTAAGATTCAAGTTTTTTAATAAATTCATTTAATCTATCGGCTGAATAATCGGTACCACCAATTATGAAGTAACCATCAACAGCAAATTTGAATGCTTCAATGGCTTTTTGTCTCATTCCTTCTTCGGCTATCGCTATTGCTGCATAGGCTTTTGCTTCTGATATGGCATATTGCACATAGCCGGTAGAATCCATCCGGTTGTCACTTTCCAAATCCAAAGTGTTACGTCTGATATAATCTTTTGCTTTTTGATTCATAATTATGCTAAAATTGCTTTATTTGTTTTCTAAATTCGTTCCATTCGTTGTTGGTAAAGTTGAAAAGAGTCTTTTTGCCTTTTTCTTCCCAATCACTTATGGCATAACCTACTAAATAAACTTTTTTAGTGCTGAAATCAAATCCCGTCACCCTATAACGTTTCTCATTATCCCGGTACATTGCCCCTTTGCATAACCTTCTGCCTTTGGAGTCTATGAAGGGTTTAATATTGCAGAATGCTTCATAGCTTTGGCAGGCTGAAATATTTCCCGAAGTAACAGCTTTCCGATAGAAATTTTCACCATAGCCCTTACCGTTGGCGTTGACTCCAAACCAGTAACCACCGCTGAATTTTGAAAATATATTCTGAAAATCCTCTTTATTGAATTTCATTTGAGATATTATAGCCAACTTTACTGCTTCATACATGGCTATGTTGACTCGTAAATAAGAATCAGTCTTTTCATTGTTCCAAACAAATTCTATCAGTTCAAAAGCTTTTGATTTTTCATTCATACTTTTGGGTATTTTCCTTCTCCTTTCGGATCAGTTCATTAATAAATTTACTCATGTTTGGTTGCTCTCTGACAAAATCAACCAAATCAATATCCAGTCTAATAGCATAGACCTTACTTTTCGTAACCGGTTTGTTTCGGCGATAACTTCTTTTGGCTTGTTTATTCTCTTCCATAATGATTCATTGATATATGTAATAATTCGTTTGAAATGGCTATAATTTAGGTTTGTTTGCCTCTTTTGTTCCGTCTCTGATTCGATGATTACCTTTGGTGTGAAAACGTCTGAAATCGCCCCAAAATAGTTCATCTGCATTTGCCTTTGGTCGGATTGTTCCCCAAACATATCGCCGTAATAGTTCGGGTAACATCATGGAAACAAACAGTAACGCTATACATTGGTGATTCAATAGTTCGGGCACAACGATTCGGCTGATAGTTCGTTCATGTTTATGTATGAAGATAGGCACCGGGAAAACCAAAGGCCGATCAATATACAATAGTTCGGGTGTGTATGCGCGTACTGGTTCATCCTCTGTTATTGGTTCGGGTACATTTGCGTTTGTTTCTTCGCTTACTGGTTCGGTTAATAGTTCAGGCAAAGAAATGCCGGATAGTTCGGTTAACATTGTTAGCCTCTGTAATGCTTTGTTTATTTGATCCTGATAAAACCAACGGGAAATAAAATCTATCAGAGCTACCAAAGCAAAGACAAACGCCGGTGTTTTCGTTTGTGCATCCACATATAAGGCCGGTAAATGTGTTCCCGGTTCTCTTACCGGTTCTTTTTCCGGGATGATCGGAGCTTTGGCGCGATCTAAAGCCTTTATATTACATTTTAAGTTCGGGCAAATAGAATCATTTATAAATGCAGGCATAACCACACCTATACGCGCCGTCTTATCATCAAAGACCGCCGCCCGATCAGGTGCAACCAGCCACACGCCACCAGTCCAGCCGGAAAGCAAGGGGATAACGTTTGATGCAAAGAAACCTAACTTTATATCAATTAAAGCGGCTTTTTCCAATGTTGCACAAAGTTCTTTGTGTCCGTTACTGTCTGCATCATTATAAGATAAATAAACTTTATTATCTCCGGCAATAGTACGAAGTGAAAAACCGCTTTTTTTGTTTCGTTTGGCTATTTCTTTTACAAAACCGGCAACCGCTTTTAATTCGCTTTTCTGAATCTTTATAAATCCGTCTTTTGAAAGATGGGGGTACACAAGCCGGTAATTAGGGAAATATCCGGCAAAATCACAAACAAAGGTTTGTTTCTTGTCGTTGGTTATTTCTGTAATATTGCCGCCGTCCTGATTACAAACACAAACAGAACACCGGCCAACCATTTCTTTTAAATGTTTGGGATTGATAAATAATTTTAGACCGTCAGGTAAAAGCCCGGATGTTTCAATAATTACGGGGTATTCTTTTAATGTACGCCCGTCAGAAGCAACTAAAGCCGATTTGTAAGGATCAAGATAAATATAATTAAATGCCGGTCTTAAAGGATCTTTTGTTACTAATTTAGTGATATTTAGATGTTCCTTTATAATCCACATATCAAAGGAGCAAACAATATTTTCGCGCTCTTCTATTTTGGTAAACCTTGTTTTATTGGCTTGTTTGGTGCTTATCAGCTTTTCAAATTGCCAAACAAGATTAAAAACCTGATCCACTGGAAAGGAACATTTAAAGCTGTTTATTTGTACAGTCCTAAAATCCGTTATATTTAGTTTGGCATCAACGCAAAGATATTTTATATTTATCTCGTTCCCGTTGGCATCTTTCAGTTTTGCAAGCTCCGCGGCGGTATAGGTGCCGGGAGCTATTTCTATTTCATTTGTAAAAACGTCGTTTGCTATTTTAACCAATTCGGCCAAAATGAGGCCGTTAAATTCTTTTTCATTCATAACATTAAATAGTTAGATATTTTACACCAAAGTAAAAGCCTAAAGCAAGGCAAAAAAGCAAGTAAATAGGAAGCAGCCAAAGACCGCCAAACACGCTAAAGCAGATTAATAAAACTACTATTAGCCAAATAATTACGCCCACCATGTTAGAAAGTAGGGTTTTCAAGCTCTTGCAAAAAATCTTCCTCCGTTATACTCTCACATATATTTGAGCCATCAACATAAACACTAAATCCGGTTGCGGTACGGAATACTTCTAATTTGTGCGTTTCTCCGTTTGGGGATTCTATTATATAAGTAGTCATAATATAAAAGTTTAAAGGAATGCCGGAAAACCGTTCGGCGCGGTGGAATATTTGTATTATTCGTTTATGTTATGCAAATTACAGTTCCAAACGTGTTTAGGAAATGAACCGTCTTTGTTAAGGCTAACAATAGATGTATTATCCCCGTTATCCTTAATTACATAAACTATAAGTTTTCTAAATCCATATAACCCAATATGATATAATATCTTTTTCTCCATAAATTTAAAATTTGTCTGATTGATCGTTTTTATTTATGAAGTCTTTTAATTTCTTGGGATCGGTGCCGGAGATAAACACCACGGCACCGAATAAAAGCAGCATAAAACAAAACATAGCTTATTATTAATAAAGTGTTGCACGTTGGTATAAACTTTGCGATATAATACCATCTTTACAAAGTCCGTCTTTATATTCTCCGAAAGCTATATTAAAATCCAGTTTAAAAGAATGTTTCTTTTTGTTGGCTTCTCTTTCAAATTCGCCTCCGAACTCTTTGCAGAACTCCCAAAAAGACCGGCGCAATTCTTTTTGATTGGTTATCGTGTATTTTGCCATGGCTATTTCATTTTAAAAGTTATGCCAGCAGGCAACAAAGAACGGTTAACACTGGAAACGAATTTATTAAAATCGTTCTCCGTTACTTTTGTTTCGTAGTCTTTCCAATTAAAAACAAGCTCGTTACTATGATCGTAATATATCACATTATTAACTGATAACCCGGCATCAAGAACGGCCAACATAACCCGCTTTTCATTTTCGGCCTTTTGTTGTTTCTTTTTGCAATCGTTAATTATTTCAGCGCGTTTTTTCTCGTATGCTTTGCGCTTTTCTTCGTCTTTTCGCGCTTGTACAGCTTCAGGGCGATAATAACCATCGTTTATTCTGTTAGTTATAGTTGTACGTTCTTCGTCCGTCAATTTCAAAGTAAAACGTTCGTTTTCCGGCTTATATGGGTTTTCCCATGTTTGCCCGGTTAATTCTTCCAGCTTTTTTAAAGCCTCGTTAGATTCTCTTTTCCAGCGTTCAACGATACCAAGCGTATAAAGAAGGTATTTAAAGTATTGTTTATCTTCTGCCTGATAAAGCAAATTATATTCCGTTTCCGTGATACGCAAATAGTTAATTGCAGTTTCTTTGCTGCTGTTCGTAATATGGTAAAAACCGTTTTCAACTGGGTACATTGGCGCGCCGTAATGATTAGACAAATGAAGATCAACGAACATTTTAAACTGTGGGAAACGCTTTAGTATTTCTTCATGGCAGCAACCACCAGCACACCAAACGAAACGCCCGTTTTCGCGTTGTTCGTAAATATCCGCCGTTATACTCCAATCGCATATATTATTTTTGCAATCATCAGCCAGTAATATTTTAACATTGATTTTAAAGGTTGTCCCGGCTTGAATATATCTTTTTGATACTGTGTAACAAAGTCTATTTGTAGTTGTCATAATACAAAATTTAAAGGGTGAATAATGAAAGTAAGAAGTAACCCGGAGCCATGACAGCCCCGGAAAAATAGTTATTATTAGAATTTAGAAAGATATTCCACGCATCCGATAATATAGGCCGCGTGTTCTCTTGCCGCTTGTTCTTTTTCTTGCTTGGTTGCGGTCTTATGATCCTGATCGGAAAGCATTTTTGCAGCCATCCGAACGATCTTTTTCATAGTGGAACAGTTTGCAAGATATTCAACGGAAGGAGTTAAGCCGCGGTTTACTTTTTTCAAAAGTGTATTTTGCAGCCATTCAGTAAGCGCGTAAATATCGCGAGAATTGCGAATATAGATAATTAATAAATCTGTGTTCATAACGCAAAATTTAAAGGGTGAAACTTGGTTTGTCTTTGTTTTTCCCTTAACTTTGCATTTAACGTTGTGGAAGACGTTAACCGATAAACGCAAAGTTTAAAGGGAGGCCGGAGAAGTTAACGCACTGATCCGGCTTTTTATTAGTATGAAATCTTTTGAATACGATCAAAAGGAATTAATAACGCTATGTGTTTATCCTGATAGTGAATCAATTCAAAACTATTTGCCGTTGATAGTCTTATAATAGCGGCTTTTTCGCTGTTTCTTGAAACACATCAAAATGAACCTTTAAACGGTTGCAACAGTTTGTACCTTCTGGGGCTACATGTACGGCGTTTAACGTTACATTTTTGTTTTGTAAGTTTAGTAATACTTCCATGATCTTATATTTTAAATTAAACATTCAACCAAAGAAGAAGTAAAAACGGGAAAGTGTGGAAGACGTTAACCGTTTATCTCCTTTTCTGTATTACAAAGGTACGAATAATATTTGTAATACAAAACAAAATGTATCTTTATTTTTAAGGAAACATTCTATTTTTGCATTTATTAATACTTGTATAATATATTGATTATCAGTATATTATATAACAACAAGGGAATAAATATAAAGCATTTAAGAAGTAAGGAAATATTTATAGATGTAAACATCTAAATATGCTTATTTGCTTTATTTATAGCCTTTGTTTAACTTTGTAGCAAGTTACAGAGCGCGAGACGCCAATATAATAAACTCTTTCATATCGTTTTATATGGTGTACAGTAAGCGCGTAACAGATTTACAGCAAATTTATCAATTAACCCCGGATGATGTTTTCTTTTGTATGCTTGTTGCATCCGGTGCCAGTCGTGGCGAAGCATACGCAACTATATTTAGACCACGATCAACCAAAATAGAAACGGCGCAACGCGGAGCCGCCCAACTTGCAAAGGATAAACCCGGCATTAATAAACTAATACGGTCTTTTGAAGATAACCGCGCCGCCTTCCTTCCTGACAATGATAGCCCCAAAAGCAAGAAGAAAAAGAAAAACACAGAAACAGAAGAGGAAGAAAAAGCCGGGAATGTTGTACAATACCGAGATAAAGACGCTGTTTTATCAGGCCTAGAACAAACCCTACCTTATTTAAGGGGCAAAGATCGCGCGGATGTATTAATGAAAATAGCCGATCTCCAGCAAATGAAGAAGGACGAAAACACGGAAGAAGAGGAAACAGTACATTATTATCTACCTTTGCAATGTTATAGATGTAGCCTTTTTATAGCTGATCGAGCAAAGCGGAAAGCAGAAGGAGCGGAAAAGCCGGATAATATTTAATATTATAGGTATAATATAAAGAGAATCAAGGCAAAGCGCGGCTTTTCTCCTTCTTTGCCGGTCAACTGGGGAATGAAAGCAGGGAGGGCACCCCCCCCCGGCTACCCAAGACACCAAGCATGTTTCAATCCCGGTCAAGATTTTTATTTTTTTTCTTTTTTGGAGTCAATAATGGATGTTTTTAAGGCTTTTCCAATGATAAATTACAAAAGTGAATGTCTGATGTATAGTTTTACTTCTGAAAATGTATAGTATATGTATGGTTTACTTCATAACTATACATGTGTAAATCATTCATTATTAAGTCAATGGAAATTTAATGTATAGTATGTATAGTTTATATGTAAATTGCGTATGGAAAAAATATATATAATATGGTTTGCATAAAAAACTATACATACTATGCACTATTTTTCCATTGATTTGTATTTCAATATGTTATATATGTATAGTTGCCTTTAAAACCCTACATAAACCATACATATCAGAGAGAATGCTCCATCTGTATTTCCTATTGAAATAGAGTCGTTATCCTTTGTTTGCCAATATTTTATGATTACTTATATTGAATGGTGCTATGAATACAAAATATGATAAAAAAGCCTTCAAAAGCGCGTGTTTATTCTATATTTTAAGTAGAAAATAATAGTATTTATATGATAATTATGTAGAAAATAGGCTATATTTGTGGCGTAAAACGGCCTGAAAATAGGCATAAAACTATCAAAAACACTTGTTTTTGAATATATAATGATATTTTATGAAAATACATGAGTTTGATCCGGTGATATATCCACGCAAGTTGTGGGTTGCAGTCAGTACAGATACATTTTCAGATAGATTTGAAGGTGTAAGTGAATGGGATGATACTGCTGATGCCATTGTGGACTGTGTTCGTGATAAACTGCGAAATTTGGGTGGTATTCTTGTCCGATTTGAAAGTAAGAATGCCATTACTATAGCAAATATCGCTCATGAAAGTTCACATATAGCGATGAACATATTTGATTATATAGGTGCAAAAGTGGATTTAGCTAATCAGGAAACATTCTCGTATCTTGTTGGATGGGTTGCTGACTGTATCAATCAGGTAAGGACTGGTAAATTTAAAGACTGAAATGGAGTCGGGAAAGTATAGGAAGTTGTTAAATGAGGTCTTCGGGCTTATGAAAGGCGAGAAACTGGATGCCGCCTTACAAGAGTCCAAAAGTGCAGCGCGTGTTGACGCTGTGCAGGACTTGATGCGTGCAGCCATTATACGATCTTCGATTTGTAAGTTCAATGGTACTCCTTACTATTTCAGTGGCCGAATATATGAAGAGATGGCATGGGATGATTTTGGCAATCTGATATATGACTTGATGCGTAAATGCAAAATGCCCAATGGTGATTATTCCCGTGTGGAGGGTGTACTGAAAGTCTGTAAGCGTGTGGTGGCAGGAAAAGCCTTGAAGCCTGATAATGCCATTGTGGTGTTCAATAACTGTGTGTTTGATATGAGTGCTCGCCGTGCGCATTCTTTCAACAGCCGTTGGGTACAGACTACATGTGTTCCCTATGACTACAAGCCGGAAGAGCATGTCTTTCTTTGGAGAATGTTCCTGGATGAAGTTTTGCCGGACAAAAACATGCAAAAAGTTTTGCAGGAGTTTCTTGGAAGTATTTTTGTTGACCGGCGTGTGGCGAAAATGGAAACTATGCTTGTTCTTCGTGGCTCCGGCTCCAATGGCAAAAGTGTAGTCTTTGAAACGATCATGGGCATACTTGGCCGGGAGAATGTCAGCAATTTCGGCATAGGTGCATTGATTACTGGAAATGAGAGAAAAAAAAATATCGCTTTCATTAATGGCAAGCGGTTGAACTACTGTTCTGAAATACAAGCGTTAGAGTTTGGTAAGGATAGTGACACGTTGAAGAGCCTTATCAGTGGTGAACCTACCGAAGCCCGGCCTATCTATGGCGATAACTTCACTGCTTACAATATTCCTCTGCTTATGGCAAATGCCAACCAAATGCCGTATTTGAAAGACTGGAGCTATGGAATGAGGCGGCGTATTTGCATTATTCCCTTTGAGGTGGAGATACCCAAAGCCCGGCAGAAAAAAGAACTGTCACGGGATTTGGAGGCCGAATACCCAGCTATATTCAATTGGATATTGGAAGGACGTGACCGTTTTATCGCCAATGGTTATAAGTTGACAGACAGTAAGGAGCTTGAAAATGTCATGGATGAATATCAGTCGGAAAGTAGTACCGTAATGAAGTTCATGTATCAAATGAACTATCTGTGCCGCTATGAGGAAATTGCCGATATTGAACCCAAATGGATGTCTTCGGCCATTCTGTACCGGAAATATTGCAAATGGTGTAGGGACAATAATGCCAAAGAAGAGAATGTGACAGTATTCGGACGTATTCTTTCGGAAGCCGGTTATCGTAAAAAAAGAACCCCGAATGGTCAGGTGTATGGTTTGTATGGAACAGCCTTGACGGAAAAACTCTATTATGAGAAACGGGAAGACCTACGGGGTAACTATAAGCAAAGGATCGCTAAACCGGTTTATCAAGATGGCAAACGATACGCTTATACCCATGAAGGGCTTGCGGCCTGCTTGTCATTGAGCATTTATCAAGTCCAGCGTTTGTTCCGGGAGAAGAAACTGGAGGGGACGTACCACATGGAGAAGAGAACAACTGTTTTTGACTTGGACGCTGTGGAGAAGATTATCAAACAATTAAAAATAAGAACCAAATAGTATGATCGCACCGGATGAATTTGCAGAGGTTATTGAAAAAATAGATAACCTACGGGGAGCATTGGAAATCCCTATGCCAGCTGGATTTCATGTAAATCAAATGAAGCGTGAGCTTGAAGAAGTATCAGACAAATTAAAACGGATTTACGTTGAGGAAGAAGACGAAAATCCATGGGAGGAATAAGCATGGCAGTAAAATTTAGACACAAGGAAACGGGATTGTTCTTTTGCAGGGCAAAGGGATTATCCCCTTCAAGAAGAGATTATGACAAACTTGGAGAAGAAGGTATTTTTAGGAAAAGGCATTTGTCTAAGCGAGGAAGAATCTACGAAAGCGCAACTGAAAATCAGAAACGGGATTGGATTGGTAAGAAACATGCAGATGAATTTGAAATAGTAAAAGTATGAAAAATATGAATCACATAGAGTTAAGTGTTGAGCTGATGTCTATTCTTCGGGCCTTGAACTATTCATGTGAATTGAAGACAATAGAAGGTAAGAGCATTGTAATGGATATAGCAGTGCAAGGAGAATTGTCTGTCAGACACCAAAAAATGATTGAAATGCTTCTTGGTGGATTTCTCTCTGAATTTTATTGGGTAAATGGGAAGCATCATATTTATATCAGAGAAGAGTGCAAAGGGCTTCTTCCTGATGATGATAGGTATAGTTGCTTGATTTATGAAATGAATAAAGTATCATCGGATGAAGAACGTATAAACTCTTACGGTAAGGAATACTTTTTTAATCTTGGAGATAGATTTGAACGTAAATTAAAAATAGGATTATGAGCAAAAAAACAAATGGTATTCAGGTAGGTAACTTTATTGTTACGAGGGATAATGGTAGTGAACATGACTGGATCAGTATTAAGGCAGTGTCAGGTTTTTGGAGTATGCGTTTTCGGGATGATAACGGAATGTTTTCCCGGATTCGGGAGTTAACCAACAATAAGGAACTTCGTGAATATTTGGAAACATGGATCAAAGTATGTTTCCTTATTAGTAATGCAACCCCTGACGTTAAGTTTATGGAAGAGTTTTTTAAAAGCTATTCTGATCTTACCGAACGGCTACGAGGCTTGCAGCAACCAGTATCACCGGAAGATGATGCCAAGATACTGGAAGAAGAGAGAAACATGAATAGTATCAAGGAAGGTATTAAGGAGGAACATAAAAATGAGGGTACCGACTGATAAGGAAATTGAAGAGGCCAAAGAATACCTCCGTCAACGTCTGGATGCGGAGCTATCCATGCGTACCAATCTTCAAATTGTAATGATCGAGGCGGCAAAGCAAATTATAGATATTTCATACCGGTACAAGATCAGCCCTGAACTATTCCGTTTTTCAGCAAACAGACAGTTGCAGGAGGAAGTGGATGCCATTATTTTATCCCTTCTTGAAATAATTGAAGACTATACTTATACTTTGGCAGTAGCGACACATGAGGATAATAAGGATGCAATCATAACATGTATAACGCGAGAATCATACGGCAAAACCTTCACACAACGTGCAAGAGAATATGTTGACCGGTTTTCAAAGGAGGTTGAAACGGCCATTGCCGCCGGATTACTACTGAACCTTTCCAAAGACAAATTACTTTCATCTATCAGGCAGTCGGTAAAAACGCCATTGCTTAATGAGCATGTACAGAGAGCTATTTCAAAGGGTTATCCGATTATTTCAAGACTCGGTGTTCAGGAGTCTTTTGGAGTAGGACGTACTGTAAGCTCTTGGACTGCACTGTCAGATTTGACGGAGTATGCTGTGGCAGAGGGTTGGATGAAGCATTGGGAATTGCAGGCTAAAGCCTGTGGAGCCGTAGGGTTCTTTGTCATGCGTGGCAGCTCCTATCCTTGTAACATTTGTGACGATGAAGTCGGATTTCATGTGGAATGGGACAAATTACCACCGTATCACGGTCATTGTAAATGCTTTGCCGTTCCCGTATCAGCAATATAATTATTTAACATACTAAATATCAGAATATTATGTTTGGATTATCATTAATCAGCACAAAGAAACTCAATCATCTTGCATCAGAATGCAGCAAACTGGCTATTGCCAATGTTGAGCTTTCAAAACAAAATGCGACACAATCTAAAACTATTATGGAACTTACTGGAGAAGTCCGGGTGCTAAATTCTAAAATCCTTCTGAATGAAAGTATCAATGATGATCTGCAAAAGAAGCTTAACCGGAAATATCCTCGAAAGCCTTATAATAAAAAATTGTATCGAAAGTAGTGTCATATTCAATTCATTCATTACATTTGCAATGTAGAAGCTGACTTGTTATAACACAAGCTTATCAACCAAATTGTTGAAAAAGTAAAGCCTCTGTCTATTTTATGTAGGCAGAGGCGGCTTTTCCTAATGTATAGTTACATTGGATTCAGAGCGCGGAGTACGGGATTGCTTTCGCGCTCCGCGTTGGTACAGATCATTTTGCATTACCCTCTTTATTTTCATTTTTCTTGATTTTCAGTTGATATAGCAAGTCAGCTTGTTGCTGTTCCTTATATTCACGCATGATACGATCCCATTCATTGTTTTTTCCATAGCCGGATTCTTCCGAGCCGGTTTCTTTTGATAAAATACCGGCACCGACTAATTGTACCAAGTTCGATACCAATTCGGCTGCATTTTGGTGGACGTATGGAACTGCCCACGAAAAAATTTTCAAATTGAGGAATTTGGTAAGTTGGCCTTTTTCTGTTCCATATCCGTGCAGGAACAGCCGTTTCATTTTGTCTATTGATTCGTCAAATTCCTTGCAGTCAATCATGGCTTTTTCCAAAGAAGGTGAATAGATCAGCTTGATAGCAACACCCGGTAAATCTCCTGACTTTACTTCGGGAGGCATGACAACAAAACTCCCCATAAAAATCATTTTAAGTAATGTATTAATTTGAAGTTCAAATGATTGTGATGCTTCGGGACGATTCATAAAGCCTGCATCATCATCCTTCCCCATAGTGATAGCTTTTACCGCACCATACATATCTCCCTGAATCTCAACATCTTCACCTTTAAGTAACATGATTGGAAATGCGTATGCCATATTGTTTTGACACAAATGGGAAATAGCCAGTTCGTACTTGTCGATATTATCTTGTGAAAAGCTCCAGCAGGCACCGTGTTTGTCCCGATAATATACAACCGGACATTCGGTAAATCCATGATCGTGTTCTTCCACTAATGTATATCCTTCAATACCGAAATACTGTTTCACTTTGTTTATTGCTCCGGCTATTCCCCTTTTATCCTGCCGGTAACGGTACATTTTTTTATTATCCCACACTTCCACCCAAGAAATGAGTTCCTTTCCCTCTTCGTCATAGTCGCTGTATCGCCGGGCAAACAGTGTCATTTGACCGGTTATGGAATCGTAGTGAGGATAAAGAGTGTCACCATCAAAATAGGAGAGATTCTTGGTGAACACCTTGCCTTCATTCATATAGAATACGATTGCTGCATCTCCCGTTATTTTTACACTTTTGGCATATTCGTAAAATGCAATCTCCATATTTTTATCCAGCCATCCTTTTTGAAATTCGAGAAATATTTCCCGTGAACTTTCATCAACTTTGGTATCGGTCAGCTCATGATGAATGTCATTGCCACATAGATGTACAAGTTGTTGGATAGTGATTATCATCTGAAAGGGAAAAGAAGCACGGAATACTTTCTCCCGGAAGAACCGTTTCTTCTCTTCGTCATATTTCAGTCTGTCCGGGTAAAACAATTCCGAATTGATCTTGTGCCCTGAAGGATAAAACTCACGGATAAAATCAGCCTGCGAAATGAGCTGCCATGTCAGCCTATCACTGTTGTTTGTGAACGATGCGTTTCTTAAATCGCTCGTAATCCTGCCTTGCAAGTAACCTTCGGGAGTAACCCTTGCAAAAGGCTTTTTTGTAAGAATCTCTGCTATCATATTAATCCTAAACCTTTTATGTGTTTGCGTTTATGTTTAATTTCAAAAATCATTCGCATAAGCAATGCTTCTATGAAGTCGGGAGAATGACCTACTAATTTTTTCATTATAATCTTCTTGATAATAGTCCAGCCTTTCTCTTCACTGTCTTCATCCTTTCGTATCGCTTTCCTTTCCTTGTCGAGAATCTGTCTAAGGGGAACTTTCTCAAACCCTTTGCCGGAGAACTTGCGTTCAAGAAGAGTCGGTTCAATGGAAATCTCCCGGTTGATAATTTTTTGTGCGAACAGATATGCCGCTTGTGATTTTAAATTCGCATAGATGTATTTGAATTTCTCTTCCACGGCTTCTTTGTTGTTGAATGGGATTGCATTCGGGAAAAAGCCTTTGAATATTTGTCCGAGTCCGTTAAGGTCATAGGTGAAGCATTCTTCTCTTACATGCCATTCTTCCAGCATCGCTTTTACGGTATCGACTGTTTTCTTGCTGTCAAGTTTGCAAACAAATATGTCTCTTATATGCCATCCTTCCCACAGCCACATGACAAGACTGTCGCCACCCTCAAATGCCGCATCACATGATACCCGGCGTATTCCATCACCTATCTGCATGGAATTGCGGTATAAGGCTTCCATGTGAGTCAGCTTTATTATATCATCTCCGGCAGCTTTGTATTTCCAGTTACCGTCAAGATCGCGTGCGCGTTGTTCGTCTGACTGGTTGACAAGGTTAGCCAAATAGGTCGGATCAGAAGACATCAGTTTTACATTATCGGAAAGTTTTGCTTCAATAAAAGTAACCGACTTGATAAACAGTTCTTGTGGTGTGCCATATTGCTCATACTCCGGCTTCCAGTAGGCGTGTATAATATCCTTGCATTGCTCATATACTTCCTCACGGGTATCTCCCCAATATATACCTGAAACATTGTCCCCGTCCATAAAACAATACCGGACTCTGCCATCACGTTCCGGGATTGGAAGACCATCTTCTCCGATCCACCAGTCAATGAATTTTGCAACCCAGCTGTCAGGATCAGGGTTACATGTTCCGATAAAGCGGTTACGGATATGAAAGGCGTTACGGTTACAAGTGATAAGGTATTTGAATTTGAGATATTCCATGTGGGTTATTTCATCCACACCTATATATGCGAACTGTTTACCTTGAAAACGCTTTTTGAAATCGTCAAGTGTGTCAGCATGATAGCTGAATTTTAAAAATCCACCTTTATAGAAATTCCAGCGCATGTCGTTTTTGGACTTGTTGTATTCCCCAAAATCATCATATAAGGTGGATGATGTTTCTACCATATCAGAGAGATCGTCTATCTCATGCCGGAGAAGCACAGAACGGAAGTTTTTATTTTTTATATCTTTCAATGTTTCCATAAGAAGAGTAAAAGTTTTACTTCCTCCACGGCATCCCCCACAGATGGTAATATCAGCCGGGGTGGAGAGCATGTTTTCCTGCCCTCCACCTTGTGCGATTATCTTATTCGGATTAGGAATTTTCCTATCCGCGTCCCTTAACATTTGGATATATTCATAATCAAGCACCAAACTGGCATTAACCGTTTTTATTCCACTATATTTCTCCATAAAAAGAAAACCGATCCTCACATTACACATGTGGAGACCGGCCTATAAGCTCTGATTCTAATATTGCAGTACAAAAATACGCATAAAGAGTATTATTTTCTACATTTTAATAGAAAATAATATCAAAAATGTTTTGAGAAAAGAAATCCAGTACATATATTTGCAACGAAAACATGGAGTATGATAAAAATTAGTGCGGATAAAGATGCAGATCAAAGGGAAATATACAACAAGATAGTTTTATGTCCGATATGCGGTCAGAAACTAACTGATATAAGCTATGTCAATGGTGTTGTTATATTGAGAGTGAAGTGTCGTAGATGCAAGAACTACATAAATGTGGATATTGTGGGTACAAAGTAGTTTTCAGGATAATATCGCGGAGTGGAGCAGCTGGTAGCTCGTTGGGATCATAGCCCAAAGGTCATTCGTTCGAGTCGAATCTCCGCAACAATAGTTGGAGTTGCCGCATTGTTTCTCCCTTCGATGTGGCGTATGGGGATAAAGGGAGAATATGGAAAGATGGCAGACGTGGTGTATGCGCCGGACTGAAAATCCGGTTAAGGTGATTCGATTTCATCTCTTTCCACAAAACCTATACGGTGTGGTTCAATTCCCACAGGTACGCTGAAATGGGGTATCGCAGGTTAGGTGAGTATAGGTATATTGTCCGGTTAGCTCAATTGGTAGAGCAATACACTGTTAATGTAAAGGTCGGTAGTTCGATTCTATCACCGGGCGCAATGAAGCGGAGATAGTTCAGTTGGAAGAACGTCAGATTCCAAACCTGATTGTCGGGGGTTCGAGTCCTTCTCTTCGCGCATATTGAGATATGGTGTAATGGCAACACAGCAGATTTTGGTTCTGCTATTCAAGGTTCAAATCCTTGTATCTCAACAAATGGCGTATTCGACAAACGGTTAGGTCGCCACCTTTTCACGGTGGAAATCAGAGTTCGATTCTCTGATACGCTACACAAAATGAATAACGTCCGAAGTACAAGGGAAGTGCGGTGGTTTCACAGAGATGTATTGTAGTCCGCACATTTGGAAGTATGGGTGAGTGAATGATACCACCTCTTTGCTAAAGAGGCAAGCTGAAAGGCTTCGGAGGTTTGAATCCTTCTGCTTCCGCAATTAAATATAAATATATAAGGCCAAAGAGTCAGATTGATGCAAAAAGCATTGTCTGACTCTTTTTTTATTCAACATAAACACAAAATAAACACGATGGAACAAGAAAAAATCTTATCCACATTAAGCGAGAAACTTGGAGAAACCAGTTTTTCACCGCAGACATTACAGACGTATGTAGAACTTAATCCCATAGCCGAAGGTTCGGAGCCTGACGAGGCTTATTGGAACAAGGCTGTGAATTTTCTGAAAGGGATGCAAGGACAGTACAACCATGATGTCGCAACCAGAGTTGAGGACTTTAAGAAAAACTATAAGCCCCAACCGACTCCCCCGACACCTCCAACTCCACCGGTACCACCGAAAAACGATGATGAACTGGAGAAGAAACTGAAAGAATTGGAAGCACGTTTAGACGCGGAAGACAGCAAAAAGGTTCAAGCTGATTTGTTGAAGAAGGTTACGGCTGCAATGAAGGCCAAACAAGCGAATGATGATTACGTATTGGACAAGACTTTGCAGGGGGTAACTTTCGATACCAAGAAAACTGTGGATGAACTGGTTACTGAATTTCTGCCAAAATATGATGCAGAATATAAGGCGTGCAGGGGTTATGGCACCGCCCCAAGAACTTCTGACGGTTCAGGTGGAACACAACACAATGCAGCCAGCAGATACTTTGAACGTAAAGGCAAGAAGGAAGGCTGGAAGAAGAATTAAAATTATTAACTCTAAAACAGTAAATGTATGGGAACAATGGGTAACACGTTTGATGTGAACACCGTGAAATACGGACATGCCCGTAAAGTGTGGCGTGAAATCCGTCACCGTTATCCGGGCGGTGGTATGGTGAGCAACATTTCCGATTGGGTTGCGGTTGGCAAGATTCCTGCCGGTACAGCTGTGAAGTTTGATCTTTCAGGTAAGACATTCACCGCTTATACGGATGCACAGATCAAGGCGGCTGAATCAGATATTACCACTCTTGGCATTAATGGTTATTTGCAAGAAGATATTCTTGTAGCCAGTGGCAACACAAAGGCCAGTGGGACAGTAGTCTATGCCGGAGAGATTTATCAGTACATGTTTGACGAAGAAGTGGTCGCTATCCTGCAAAAGATTACTACACTTCCTCAAATTGTATGGGTGCAGTAAAAGAATTTGAAAACAACATTTAAAATACGACAATTGTATGAATACACTTCCTATTGATTTGTACAAGGTTATCGAGTATGGGCTTGGTGGGGACACTTGGCAAGAATTTATTGACCGTTACAAGGAGAAGTATGACCTACTTCAAATTGATGGTTTTGAATTTGAAGCAACCAAGTTGGATTATACTTTCTCCCAGCTTATTACGAGCCTCGGCGTGAAAACGCTGCCAGCTTACGTTGATCCGGAAAGTCCGGGTTATGAAGCTGCATTGGGAGAACTCGAAGGAAGGACGGGTAATATCCCGACTCAAAAGAAGTTCTACCGTTTGAACCGTGTGACTGTGAGACAACAATTGCAGCTGTTGCAACGGGTAGGCATGTCCGCATTGACGGAAGAGATGCAGAATGTGTTCTTGGGCTTGCTTGATGAAAGTGCTGACGGTCTTATCGGATCGTACTACAATGCGCTTACTCACCAGCGAATGAGAATTGTTTCCACGGGTAAGTTCACTATTGATACTGATAACAACCCACGTGGTTTGAAGGGTATCACTATTGACTTTAATATCCCTGAAAACCATTATCAAGTATTGGCCGGCACAAGCCGCTGGTGGACTAAGGATGAACATATTCCGGCAAATCAAGGCTCTGCCTCTGATCCGATTATGGATATAAAGAACAGAGTGAAAGAGATTCGCCGCAAATATCATTATTTGGGCAAGATCAGGATGGAGCTGGCGCAGGACTTATGGGATGATTTAATGACTCATACCGCGGTTCTTAAACGTATCGGCCATTCCCTCTATCCGACTGTGACGGATGATAGTACGGTTATTGCCAATGCACAGAATGAAGATGAAGACCGCCTGAAAGCCATTTTCAAGAAACTGGTTAAGGTGGATGAAATCGTGCCACGTGACAGCTATGCTTTTGTTGACAAGCCCAGTAAGGATGCGGACGGACAACCTGATCTTATCACTGAACAAGTGGAGAACTTCAAGGCCACCAATATTGCCTTTATACCGGTAGGTCAGATCGGTACTATTCAAGGTGTGGAGCCTTTGACTTTGGGATATGAGGCAAACAAGGTTGCTTCTTATGACGGTGGACGCTTGAAACTGACACAGAGAGCCAATCCTGAAACACATTCAATCTATATTGAAAGTGAAGCCGCCCAAATGTGTGTGCCGAGAATGCCACAGTATATGTTCATCTCTACTGTAACTATGTAATTCTTAAACTCATGCAAGAATGAATGAGGAACTTTCTCATACGGAAGATATGACCATTGAGGACTTTTTGAGTGGCGCAACTGCTTATGAAATAGCGGACAACGCCCTCAAAAGGGTTCTTGTCAAGCGGAAAATCGCTTTTGGAACAATGGTAAGTGAACTGACCGAAAGGCAGCTTGATCTTGCCACTGCCGATATTTACATGTGGTGTGCAAGCACTCCAAGCAGTAAGAATGATACCGAAGACAGTGACGGGGGATGGAAGCATAAGGAAGGTGGTTGGCAGACCAGTGCATACGACAAGCGGCAACTCCGTGAAATGGCGAAAGAACTGTATGAGAAATGGGATGAAGAAGTTGTAAAGGGCAGTAAAATCAGAATAGTCAATTTTTGAGTATGAAAGTGAATAATCCACGGCATCCGCACAAATGTACTGTTTACCGAATTATAGGTGAGGATTCTTTCAGTGATGGTGAGAAGGTGATCTTGTATGAAGGTATATGCCGAAAGGAAGGTAGTACAAATTTGCGGACATTCAAAACCGATAATGTGATAAAGAGCGATTATCTGTTGAGCCTTCCCGGAATTGTTGAAGGAATATTGGCCGGTGATTTGATAGATGTCACGGACAGACAAGGCACTTTCACTCAATGTATGGTTACTGATAGCTATGCCGGAAATTTGGGAACAACTGTGTATTTCAATCTTGCAAAAAATTAACGCATGGATAACCGGAGTAATGAAGTATTGTTTGATGAAGGAATGAGGAAGGCAAAGGAGCTTGTTTCAGGATATATCTTTGATGTCTTGACTAAATGCTGTGAAGACCTTATCCAAGATGCACTTGATAACAAGTCAGGCTTTCGGAATCTTACGGGTAATACAATAACCAGTTATGCGTGCGGATTATTCATGAACGGTAGATTTTCCTATTTCGTTTGTAGTGGAGATTCAATGAAACAACCGGTGAGAGTAAAGCTGGCTAAAGGTGAAACATTTGTAGGTGTCAGTTATGATAATCAGAACAGACGTTTTACAGGAACAATAGAAACTGATAAAGGTTATGGCGAAGCATTCTCCTTTGATTTCTTGAAAAGATATAAGTCGGAATCACGTAAAGGATTTGAGATAGTAATGTGCACGGGTACTGAATATTCAACCTATTTGGAGAATGTGTTGAATGCAGATGTTCTGACCGGAACATTTCAAAGGGCACAAAATACATTATTCAAGAACTTTAAACCAATGAAATGATGGGACGGACAGTTTATAGACGTATGGATATATTAAAACAAATCGCTGATGCAGTAACCGGCATTGGTGAAAAGGTTTTCATAACAGATCGTCCGGCTGCTGAACAAAAGGCGATGAAGGACTTTGTTGTTATCCGGTTGCCACAAACTATCCAAGATAAAGGAAGTACCTACCAAGACACTTACTGTCAGATAAACGTTTTTGCGCATGATCGCTCAAACGGTATTGAGAATACAGTCCGTTTGGATGAAATGCAAATGGAAGTGGTTTCAAAATTTCCAATAGTGACGGAATTGTTTTCAGCTGTAAGTCCACGATTGCTTCCCGGAGGAAATGACGGACTCGGTTTTCATTCCTTAATAATACAAGCGAAGCTAATAATAAACAAATGACACAAACTTAAAAAGATACGATTATGGCAGAAATTTCTATTACTACCAAACTGGAAGAGTTAAAGGTGCTCTTTAATCAGATGAAGGAGGTTTATTATGTGTCCAAAGTCAATAGTGACCTCGCAACTTTAGCGGCTTTTGATATGGAGCTGCCGGTACTCTCTGACGGAGTTACATTTGATACCGGAGCTGCCGATGTTTCCAAGATCAAGTTGACAACCGGAGCAACTTGGACTTCTATTGCTAATGCTGGAGATTCCGATATTCAGTTTCAAGTACCTTCCGTGGCAGGAAAGATCAATGACTTGTTACTGAACAAGAAAGCGGAAACGGTGACTATGACTGCTACCATTGATGGTGAGACTTATGAAGGTGAAGGTTACAATATCGAACCGAAGAAAGTAATCGGAGGACTCTTCATGCGTAGTGAAGACCGTCAAACAGCCTTGTTCTTACCGAATGTTGAGGGGTATAGCAACTTCGTCAGCGAGCAGGATAAGCCGGGGTACTTTAATGTATCTGTTTCTCCGTTGAATGATGCTAAGGGTGCCTCTATTTACATTTTACGTAAAAAAGTGTCCGAATAAAAAACTTAGGATATAACACTTTGCAAAATTCATATCAGCGAAAAGGTGGTGAGCTACTTGATACCGGCCACCACCTTTTTTCGTATAAAACACGATAAAATATGACAAAGAAGAATGACATAACACTTCCTACACCGGAGGATGAAAGGCTACTGAATGATGTGTTGGAAGACAGTGTGGACTATGTGGAAGTCCGAGGAAAGAAATATGGTATTTCATGGCTGAAAAGAGGGACTATACGCAAATTCACCAGTACCATGCAGAAATCGGGGAATGATGATAAGATCAGTTGCCAATGTGCAGCCGCTATCATTTTGAACGGATATTGGAAGATCAAGTTCTTCTATCCTTTCTTGTGGCGATGGTTCTTTTATATCAAACAATATGGAGATCATGAGCTGATGAAGGTTATAGCCGTCGGCAAAAAAAAAATTCCAGTGGAAGACTACTTGACTGCTACCATATATCTGACCGCGATGAAGGACACGATGATGACAATGACAAAAGAGGAAGCAGAGCATATCCTTCACGAACCAGCTACGGACAAACGTGGGAAATAGGCAAGTCCTATCCGTGGCTGACAGAGCCTTTGAGAGTATTTGGGATTCCAATAAGCAAGCCCTTGTTTGGTATTTATTGGGTACTTACAAATGCACAAATTGAACTATTGGCAATGGATGTGTCTATTGTGGTTACAGATTGTGACAAGGACAACAAGGAAAAGAAGCACGATACGAAGAACTTCAAATCCCCTTCCGTAAGCGAAATAGAGGATGCTGCCAAACGCTGGAAAGATAAGTATGGCAATGGAGAAACAGCAATTAACATTAATGATTATAAGTAACACAAACACAATAATATATGGCTGATCTCGGTAATTTATATTTTGATATACTGTTCCGTGATAAGACAGCGGAACAACGTAAAAAATTGAAAGCGGAAATCACCAAAGACTTGCAGGCAAAACTTGATGTGGGTTTTGACAAGAAGAAGTTGGTTGGTGATATGAAGACTTTGCTTCAAAGTGAGAAGTTTAAGATCAATGTGGTAGTGGATAAGGCCAGTACCACACAAGCTGTTCGTGCCGCCTTGCAAGCCGCCGGTTTGAATACAAACTTTACAGCAAGTGATTTACGCGCCGCCAAAGCCGCAGCCATTCAAACCAAAGCGGAGGCTTCTGCCGCAGCTGCACGTGAGCTTGCGCGACAAAGAGCCGCACGTGCCGCCAAAGCGGAACTGGATTTGGCTAATGCCCGTGAGAGATCAGCCAATGCAGCAAGACGGCACATGACAGCTACTCTCAATATGAATGGAGCAATGAACAGTCAGTTGAGTATTGTCGGACAACTAAGAAATGAATTTTTAGGGTTATACTCCATTTATGCGGCACAAAATTTTTTACGTGCGGTGGTTGATATTGGTGGTGAATTGGAGAATCAGAAAATTGCAATGGCCTCTATCCTGCAAGATGAAGGCAAAGCTACGACCATATTCAATCAGATTAAGAAACTGGCTGTTGCTTCTCCGTTCGGGGTTATGGACTTGAATCAGTATGCCAAACAACTTTCCGCGTATTCTATACCATACAATGAATTGTATGATACCATGAAAAGGCTGGCTGATATATCAGCCGGTGTAGGTGTTGATATGGGACGTATCATATTGGCCTACGGTCAGATAAAGGCTGCTAAATTCTTGAAAGGAACGGAATTACGACAATTGACGGAAGCGAACATTCCTATGGTGGATAAACTGGCCGAGCGATTCAGCAAGTTGGAAGGGCGCATTGTCAGTGCCGGTGAAGTGCTTGATATGATCTCGAAAAAGAAGGTTACGTTTGAGGATGTAAAAGATGTTCTTTGGGAACTTACGGATGATGGTGGCATGTTTAATAACATGCAGGAAGTTCTTTCAGAATCAGTTAAGTCCAAATGGAAGAACTTGGCTGATGCGATTGACATTATGCTTGGTGATATTGCGGAATCAATGGGTAGTACATTAAAATGGACTGCCGAAAGCCTTACCACCCTTGCACAAAATTGGAAAGAAGTTGTACCTTTTATAACAGCGGCCACAGCTGCGTTTGGAACATATCGGGTTGCGGTTTATGCAGGATCACGTGCCATGGGAGTGGCAAATGCTACATTAATAAAAGGAACACTCGCAGCTAAACAGAAAACAGCAGCGGATTTAGTGATGGCTTCCAATTACCGCACTTTAACTGCCGCTGAAAAAGGATTGATTGCTTCAAGAAATGCTATGACTACCGCAGAATGGAGGGCATTGGCTGTTAGTGGCGCATTGAACAAAGAACAAGCGTTGAGGTTGATAACACTTGGGAAAATTAAATCAGGTCAGGCAGGACATATTACCCAATTACTTAATATATCAAAAGCTGAACTTCAAGTGGCTATGTCAGCTGGAAAAGCTCGTGTGGCAATGACAATGCTTAGTTATGGAGCCAAACAAGTTTGGACTGCTTTTAAGGGTTTGTTCAATCCATACATGTATTTGTTCGCTGGACTTTTTGCCATTACTGAATTATGGTATAAGTCCGGGCAAAAGGCTGACGAAATGAACGAGCGTATTTCCGAGCTGACAACAAGAGCACAAGACGGTTTCAAGAATTTAACGAAAGAAGCTCAAAAATTTGCTGATGTTGATCCTTTTAAGGCGAATGATGCCTCACTGATTTCTTCCATTGAAGAAATGAAAACAGCATTAAAGGATTATTCCCCGGTTTGGGCAGATACTTTTAATGAAACGTTTAAGACTGATGATGAAGGAAATACGGTTAAAAGCCTTGCAGAACAATATATATTGCTTCGGAATGCTTTGAATGATACAAAAGAGGCTTATAGGCTGTTGAATGCTATAAGAGGTACATCTGAATATGCGAATGATGCTACTGATGGTTATTTTGACGAAAGCTTTAGTGAAAATATTGAAGACTACATCAAGGCAGAGAAACAGATAGACAAGATTATAGACCGTATGGCTGGTAGCTATATAGAGTATTATACTGCCATGCAGAAAGTTATAGCCAAGTATGATGATTTTGCTAAAGTCGCTTCGGGCAAATCATTGAAAGAGCAGTTGGATATAATCAAAGAATATCCCAAGGCATTAGACAGTTTGAATAATGAGTTACCTTTCACGGGAGGGTATAGGGATGATATTTTTCAGCTGCGGAAGGCATGGAAAAACTCTAAACGTGTTTTTGAGGAAGAAGTATCACCGGATATGCAGAGTTTCATATCTGAATATAAGTCACGATTACAAGCTGCCGGATGGAATTTAGACAATTTGAGTGACGCTCAAAAAATAGCTATCGGTTTGGATATAAGTTCTTTCTTGGATCAATTTAAAGAGATGCCGGTAGATATACGGAATCTTCTTAATGGTGAGATTCTTGAAAAGCAATTCAATATCAAGATTAATGCTGAATATGCGGAACCTATTCAGAGCTTGTCAGACTTGCAGAAAAAGTTCAATGAAGCCACAGATGGGCAATTTGAAGCTCAAATAAAGGTTTCCACGGATTCAGAGAAAATTATTGAAGGAGTACAAAAAGCGTATAAGGAAGCTAAAGAGACAACAAATCAATTGAAGCCGGTATTGATTAAAGCCGGAATAGATTTGTCAGGTATTGGAGCTATTGACTTGTCAAAACTTCCCGACTGGCAGAAACAAATTGTATCAGATTATAAAAAGGCTTTCGATACAATGCAAGCCGGTGAGAAAGGAGCTAAAGAAATCGGTTTTTCTCTCACTGATCCCAATAAGGATAAGAGCAAAAAGGATGCCTTTGCCGAAAGATTGAAAGAACGGGTAAACTTACTAAAGGAGGCATATTCTGAATATAAGAAGTGGACTGACATTGTTGGAAAAGGAGAAGCTGCCAGCAAGGTTAAAGAATCGGGTATTTTTGATTCCTTATTTAAAGGTAAAGAACCGGTGGATATTGGCAATTATCGGGATGAATTGAATAAGATTCTTAACCAGCTTGACGATAAGACCAAAGAACGTAGGGAATTGAAAGTTTCTATACGGAAAGTTCTTTTGGATATTGATGCCAATGCTATGAAAGAAGCTTCGGATAAGGCCGCAAAAGAACTTGAAAGGTACGTGTCTGATGTTTCAAAGAAATGGGATATATACAAGCAGCTTGTCAATGCCGGTGCAAGTAAGAAGGATGCTTCAACTTATGCTTTTGGTTTTTTGACTGATTATGAGAATGAAGCGCAATATTTAATAGATACAGTACAAAAGAAACTCAAAGAAAAGGGTGTTGATCTTCCATTCACTTTGAGTGACGATGAAGCAGAAAGTATATTAGGAGGTAAAGACAGCCCATTATATAAGCAATTTTTTAAGGTGTGGAAGGATGCTAAAGAGGCATTTGAGAAAGATAAGGTAAGTATTGCACTTGATGATACAAAGGTTATTGCCAATGCAAGATCAACGATAGAAAAGATACGAATATTAAGTGAACAGTACGCATCAAAGACTGGATTAAGTGTCGGAAAAAATGGGGCGTTGGTTGGTGATACGTCAGGTCTAAACAATGTTCAGAAGGCTTATCTTGATGAATATAATAAGAAGCTGATTGAATTAAAATCGACCTTATTACAATTGTTACCTGAATGGGAGAAAATATTTGGAGATAAAGAGCAACGTTCATTCTCTGATTTGAAAGAGGCTGAACGTATCGCAAGGGAAATCAAGAATAATGCAAAGGTTTCCTATGATAGCGATGGAAAGCCCAATGGATTTACTTCTTTTTTTGAAAAAGATGATGGTAGTATTGAAAATGTTAAGGGTGCTTATTCTTTATTGGATAAATTGATAAAAGCCATCCCCCAGTTGCAAGATGCACAGTTGGCTGTAAATCCATTCAAAACCTTAGCGAAGAATGTAAAAGAACTTTTTACTTCTGAAAAAGACAGCGACAAACTGGAAAAGAAAATCGGACGGTTGGGAGAAAGTGCCGCTGAAAGTGCTGATCTTGTCGGCAATTTTGCAGGACAGATGTCTTCCATGTTCGATGCTTTGGGCAATGAGGGTATGGCCGACACGATGGGTAATGTGCAGGATGCCATGTCTTCTATAAGCAATATCGGGCAGGGATTCGCCAAAGGTGGAATCGTTGGTGGTATTGCTGCCGCTGCTGGTGAAGCTGTAAATTGGATTGGGAAGATAGCACAAGCGCATGATAAGAAACTCGATAAGGCTATTGAAAAAAGTAAACTTCGTGCTCAACAGTTGCAGTATATATACGAACAGATTGACGGTATTCTTGAACGTTTCTTGGGCAGTGGCACGGAACTAAAACTTGTAGATGCAGAAAATGACCGTACCCGGTTGAATCAATTAAATAATCAGATTGAGGCAATACGCAATAAGGGGAAGATCAACATCTTCGATTTGATGTCTTTGCAGAAATATAAGCAGGAAGCGGAAAAACTTCAAAAACGTGTTTCGGCATACGATGAAGGAGGTGCATACGGGTATCAACGTGCCTTGATGCAAGAACAACTTTCAGAGTTGGAGAAACAGCGGCAAGCCGAAATTGACAAGAAGAAGACGGATGATAGCAAAGTTGCTGATTATGAGAATCAGATTGCGGAGATGAAACAGCAAATAAAGGATTTTGCCGAAGAAACGGCTGAATCTCTTTATGGCATTAATTTGAAAGACTGGGCTTCACAGCTGGGAGATGCCTTGTATGAGGCATGGCAGAAAGGCGAGGATGGTGCCGAAGCTTTCAAAAATAAGGTTGCCGACATTATGGGTGATGTTATGAACTCTATTCTCAAAATAAGTATTTTGGAACCGGCCATGCAACAGCTTCAAAAGATGCTTTTTGGTGAGGATGGAATGAGTGGTTATTTCGGCAAGGATTTCTCTCTTGACGAAAGGGAGTTGGAAAGTATTGCGGACTATCTAATGGGTGTCAGTGAGAAAACCGATGATTATTATTCCATGCTTGACAAGCTGAATAACTATATGGAAAAGAAATATGGTATCAGCATGAAAGAAGAGGAAGAAGACAGTGGAAGTGGGTTATCTAAAGGCATACAGAATGTTACTGAAAATACCGCTAACCTTTTGGCTTCTTATATAAATGCAATCCGGGCTGACGTGAGTGTCAAACGGGAGTATGTGCGAAGATTGGTTGAAGAATTGTTCCCGGCCTATAATGTAATAGCACAAGCGCAATTGCAACAACTGACAATGATACAGATAAATACAGCAAAGAATGTGGAATTTGTGGAAGAAATCAGGGATATACTACATAGGAATATAAACGGTGTAAACAAGTTTAATATATGATTATGAACAGATTGAATAGTGAATTGAGAGGCCATGCCGTATCGTATGGCCTCTGCACACAATGGCAAGGTGACTGGCAAACCAATAAAAGCCAGCAAGAATTGATCGGAATGTATATACGGGGTATTGATTTTTGTATTGAACACGATTATCCGACAGTGGAATATATAAAAGGCAATTTTGACCGGAGTCTGCTTCATCAAAACCATATTTTTGTTGATGAACCAGTGACCGGAGGCGACAATAGTGTATATGTACTGAACGGTAAATGTTCAGGCAAACTTTCTTTCGGTAAATTTACAGCCGCTACTCTCCATTTGCGGCATGATAGTGAATTGACTCTTGAAGTGGAGGATTGTGCCAAAGTTTTTGTAAGTGTATATGATCGGGCTAAACTACATGTAAGGCAAAGCGATGTGGCTAAAGTTTATGTATATGTTCATGGTGGAAACTGTAAAGTTGAAACCGATGGCAATGTCATGGTAAGATATAAAATGAATGGGGACTAATATGTGTTTTGCAACATCCTTATTTATAACCTTTTATATTTCTATATTATTTGAACGGTATCATAAATGACAATCAACATCTCGTCACAATACGGTAGATACGCGCATTATTTATATTATGTCTAAATTTTAGAGTAAATATAACTGTTTTTATTTACCGATTCTTACCGTTTGTTACTGATGTTTACCGAATTTATTTTATTGATTTTTAGGTTGTTGTATAGTGAAAATATCGTCTTTATATTTGCGCCGGAAACAATGCTGTTAGGTTCATTACGTGGTTGTCATGAACTGGAGTAAAATATTATAGGGCATTCCCTTTGAGGCAGACAACCACATTAGGCTTCATCGGGATTTGCCCTTTCTCTTTACTATTATGTCAAGCGTGACTATTATATTAAGGAGGGTTCAGTAGGTACGAGTAACGGCGTATTGGGGTTCGATTCCCTGCCTACTACAAGATCGGACAAAATAATTCCCCAAAAGCGGAGATGTCCGAGCCGCTGATGGGGAAAACATTAACTTTATAGTGCAAAGATATGGAAAATTTTAATCAGTTAATACCTATTGATGAGGGAAAAGGTAAAAAAAGAACAATGACCTCCTTACAGATTGCAGAAATTACGGGCAAAACTCATTCAAATGTAATGCGAGATATTCGCAATATCCTTGAACAACTGGAAGAAAAACATAAATTCAATTTTGAATTGATGTTCAAAATCACAAAGTTAGGGAATAACGCAGAAAGAAAAGACCCTTATTATCTTCTCACTAAAAAAGACTGCTTGCTTCTCGCAAGTGGTTATGATGCAAACTTACGAGCCAAAATTATTAATCGTTGGGAAGAACTTGAAGAAAACAAGCGTGAACTTTCCCGTAAAGACCTTGCTTTGATGGTTCTTCAAGCCGAAGAGGAAAAAGAACGATTGGCTTTGGAAGTACAGAAAAAGGAAGAGGAAAAGCAGGCTATCATAGAGGAAACAAAACCTGCCGTGGTTTTTACAGAATGCGTAAAGAATGCTTCTACCAATATTCTTGTCCGTGACCTTGCCAAACTGATAACCCAAAACGGATATACCATTGGAGAATATCGGTTGTATGATTGGCTTGTGGAAAATAAATATCTTATTCGTCATAAGCGATGGAGCAGGTCAAAGAATAAATATCTATTTGATTACACTCCTACACAAAGAGCTGCGGAAATGAAACTTTTCTTTGTGACGGAGAATGCTATAATGCAGGGCGGTAATCCTACATTTATAAAACATACGTGCTGTGTGACCGGGAAAGGTCAGGTGTATTTTCTAAATAAATTCAAATCTTTAGCGGCGGTATAGTTGGAAATAACAATGAAAGCCAACTTGCGATTCTTTTCAATACATAACAAATAAACTGGGCTGACTTTGAAGCCAGCCTAATTATAATTTATACGCGAAAACATTAGCCAGATTATGTTAGCTCAATATTTAATGGTAGTCAGCGTTAAAAGACGTACTAATATCTTTATATTTAGAATATAATTTGATTTTATAAATATTATATGTTCCACGACCATTAAGTATAGACTTATCTACGCTTTTATTTGCGGATTTAAATATAAAATAATAATTACCATAAGGGATTGTAGTTTTATATTTTCCCGTATTGTCAATCGTACAACTATATTTTACTTTATTTGATTTGAGAATATCAACCAAACATATAGCTAATTCACCTTCTCTCCTAATTTGTTCTTCAGCGGAAATGTAAAAGTCATATTCTTTTAATTTGGCTATTGCTTGTTCTTGCCCAACAAGTTCTTTCCATTTGATGTATTGTAACAAAGATTCATACCCCATTTGTATAGAGTCATTTTTTAATTCTATATCTTGTTTGAAATATTTACATGGTATAATATATAATTTTGCACCAATATCGGCTTTCGTACCTGAACCATTGTCGTAAGTTACAAGCCCATTTACAGATGAATAACTAATCTGTTTGTTCTGCGAATAGGAAGTAAAACACATAATAGTATAAAGCAAAAAGAATAATATATTTTTTTTCATTTCTTATGTAATTTATTTAATAAATATTTTATGTCATTCTTGAATCTTTTTATATTAAAACGATTTTCGGGAAAATCGACATAGAAGAAAAATAGCAATGTTGAAAATGGTAGTATGACTACATAAAATATAATCCAATGCCACCCAGTAACACTAAAGCAGATCAGAAGAATCACTACTATCCAAACTAAAACTCCTAACATATAATAACCTCTTTTATAATTAAATACAAAAGTATTAATAAATAAAATTATGACAAATGATATTTTTTATGTTTTTCAACATACACGTGGAAGCAAGTTAGGGGTTGAGTATAATAATCTACTAAAAAATGCTTTTATGGTATTATTTTCTATGATTATATAGAAAATACAATTATATTTGCGTTGAAATAAGATTAAAGTATAAGGCCATAGAGCTTGTTGTGGAGACTAAATATCTCTGCGGCAAGCTCTTTTTTTATATGTGTATATGAACGAACCGTATTCTATTTTGATGCAGAAAACTACCGAGAATGCTCCGGTCAAAGACAGCTTGGTGCATTTTGGAATTGTGTGCACTGAATTTCCGTTCAAGCCGGGTGGGGAAACGAAAGATTTACCCAAACGGGATTGGCCGGATGAAGACGGTGAAGATACTTACATACCCGACAAGCTACCATTAAAGGCATACGACTTGGAGGCCGAGATGTGCTATAAGGGGGATTTGGGTACTGCATACGATAAAATTATGGCCTTTCAAAACTATCTCACGGGAGAGAATGGTGACGGTGCCACTTTGAAAATATATAACTCGCACACGGGTATCGGGCGGCAAGGACTTTACTTGCTGGAGGTTGGAGATTTTGAATTTAACAAGTCCAATATGGATGAAGTCTTGACCTTCCCGGTAAAATTCAGAGTAACTGATCCTCGAATTCAAATAATCCCCTCGTATAGTGTTGCGGAACCGACAAAGATAGTTGCATTGGTTGAAAAAGTATAGCTGTATGGCATGGAAGGTTTATGATAAAACTGGCAATACGGTACGTTGTACGCTGAAAAGTTTGGAGTATAATGGTACATGGATGGGTGCATGTTTTGTGACAAGCACTCTGAAAAGTGCCGTGCCCATTCTTTTTGAGATAGGTGACTATGTTATGTACCGTGGCGAGAAGTTTGAGATAAACTATGATCCTACGGCATTAAAGAAGGCGGCAAGAAAAACTTCGGGAGAAGCGTTTGTTTATGATAACATAAAGTTTAACTGGCCGGGAGATGAATTGACGCGATGTGATTTTCTTGATTATGTGAAAAGTGATAATCAGATACACTTCACTTCTTTGCCAAAGTTCAGTTTCTTTGCTTCGTCTATACAAGATTTGGCAGACCGTGTTCAAGTAAATCTTGACCGTATATATACCGGAGCACAAAAATGGACGGTTGTCGTACACCCTGAATATGTGAGCACTACCAATGTAAACATTGATGTGAACAATATAAAGGTATGGGGTGCATTGGAGTTGTTCAATTCAAAATTTGGTGCGAACTTTGTTATTCGTGGCCGAACAATAACAATCGGTACTGCCGGTATTGCTGTGGGCAATATTTTCAAGTATGGACGTGGAAACGGTTTGTACGAAATTCAACGTACAGCCGATGCGGATCAACAGATTATTACGCGATTGCGTGCATACGGTAGTACAAGAAATATGCCTAACCGGTATTATAATAAGCTCTCAAACAGTTCTCTTACCAATTATTTGCCGAATAACATGGCCGTGGAAAATCTGATGTTACCTGATTTTCCTAAGACAACGCTTGATCCATATATTGACAGTAAGAATATTGCTGTGCTTGGCATTCGGGAAGGGAGTGTTTATTTTGACGGTACCGGTGGTTTGGAGGAAATATGTCCTTCAATGGAAGGTATGACCGCCGAACAGTTGAAAGATGCAGGTATTTATGTATCATTGGATGCCGGGGATAATGGCAATCTTGACGAAGTGGCTGATGCCGAACAACTGACAGATGATGGTACAATGGATAGCCTGAAGGAAGGTGAAGATGTCCCACCTTTTACAATAACGCTAAAAGATGTTGGTTTCAATATAAACGATTACCTGACTTCTGAAACAGCCACCATTAGCATGAAAAACGGCATGTGTGGTGGCCGGGATTTTGAAATAACCAAATGTGAGAAGAAGGGCAATAAATATGTGCTGACTTGTAACCGTGTATATGATGAAAGTCTGAAATTATATTTCCCATACAAGGATTACAATATAAAGTCCGGTGACAAGTTTGTCCTGCTTTATATTGATATGCCGGACGTTTATATTCAGGCCGCTTCACAACGGTTGCTTGCTACCGCGAAAAAATATCTTGCAAAGAATGACTATGTGCGCTATTCGTATGAACCGAAGGTGGATGATATTTTCATGGCACGCCAACATGATGAGGCTGTTGCAAGGGGGGAAGCAAGCATACATGATACTTTGAAAGAAGGGGACTTGATGCTATTCACTGATAGCGATCTTGGTATTGAAGGCAGCATCATTATTGATACCCTTATTATCAAAGAGGGAGAAGATATGATACCGAAGTACACTATGACACTTCGGGAGGAAAAGGCTGTTGGATCGCTTGAAAAAATCCAAAATCAGATAGACTCTATTGCAGGTGGTGGGCAGGGAACCGGTGGCTTGAATACCCAACAGATACAGTCTATCATCCGTTCACTGGGCAATCAGCTTTTTCTTTCGCGCACCCACAATGATACGGCAGCTGGGCTTATCGGCTTCTTAGCCGGTGCTATCTTTGGTGCAAGCGGTTTTGCAGAGGGTTTGACCGGCTTTGGGGCGAAAATAGACAGCATGGGACGTGGGTATATGGAAAGCCTCACGTTACGCAGGTTTTTAGAGGTGCCGGAATTGCGTTTTAACCGTGCTGAAATTGTGCTTGGTGACAAATGGCGTTCTCCCGGTGCTGGAATTATAGAGAGTGTTGAGCCTGATTATGATGCTGATGGTAACTTGCTACGTTCCGGGACAATAAGTTTGAAATTACAAGACGGTGAAATAGGTGCTGTGGCTGTGGATGATATTTGCATGGGGTATTTCCATGACTATGAAACGCCGGGGAATAATGCGGTATCTGATATAGATGATAGCCGTGGCAACCGTATGTTTGCCGGTTTCTGTACAATCTATTTTCGTATTACAGAAATATTGGATGCCGGAACAAACAAAAGGTTTCGCTATGTGCTTCGTGGTGTTTCTGATCGTTGGCAATATTCTTTCCATCCGTGTGAGGCTTTGCATTTTGTCGCTTATGGCAACTTTACAAACAAGGAACGCCAGACTTCCGCTTATGAGACGAGGACATACCGCCGTTTCTTTGGGGGGGTAAATGACTGGGAGTTTACAAAGAGTATGGTTGCAATGCAGGATGGGGATTTGAGCAATCTCAACATCTTCGGGTTGGATATGACCGGTTATTCTGCTTATCTGAATAACATTTATATGACCGGCACAATCGAACAGTTACAGATAGATGCACCGGTACGCATTGAGATTGATACGCAAGGTGACAATTTTCTTGCTTATGGTGAATCAATGGAAATTACTTGCAAGGTCTTTAAAGGTTGGGAGGATATTACAGACACAGTTAGACAATGGGCTATCCGAAGGGATAGTGGAGATACCGCCGATGATGAAGCTTGGAATATCAAGCATAAGGATTTCAACGGTTCAATAACGATACATAACACAAAGGAAATTAGTGATTTAGGAAATAATTCAGTAACAGTGGTAAGTACCTTGTTTACCATAACGGCAACAAATGATACTGCATCAGTAGAAGCAATTGTGACGATATGATAGAGAGTGAAAAGAAAAGAATCAGAAAAGAGTTTCAACCGCTTACGATTGCAGTAAGCTTGAAGATAATGACACCGAACAGTCCGGCCAATCAGGTCTATAATCCGGTGGCAAATGAATATGATCCTGACCGTGGGGTTACTCCACTGGTGATTTTACCGGAAGTCATAGCGAATGCCTCTGACGGTAGTTGGGACAAGCCTTATGTAAATTCTTTGTTGGCAGAGATGAACTGGTTTGCTAATGGAGAGAATATTTCTGCAATCAGTTCATGGAATGGGAAGTACAGTATAGATGCAGTTGGAGATACACGCGGTGCCATTACCATAAGTAGAAATGTGGCTCCGGGTGAAAGTTTTGAGTTACATTTTGAAGGTGTGATAGCTGATACACGGCTGGGGGTGAATATTCCCGTAAAAACTGACTCCATAATGTTGACAACGGTAGATAAGAGTGAAGACACATACGGTTTGTCTATCGGGGACAGTCAGATAATCCAGTACAATCCATTTCTTGACAAACTCTTGTTGTATGATTACAAGGTAGCCAACAATTTGATTTCCGCATCTACGGCCAATAGGAATGCAGCTTTGGATGAAAATTCATACGAGCGCACCATTCCACTTATGGTAACAAAGGGAGTGAATAAAATAACTACCGGATATACAATTGAACTTTATCAGGTGAACAGCATATCAAGTCAAACAATGCTGACTACCGCAAACCATGAAATAGTGGCTTTGTCCTTAACCAGCCTGACAATGGACTTGCGTTTGGTCGAGAAGGGGGATTACTTGCTGTTGGTGAAGGTCGGTGGAAAGGAGGTTGCAAGACAGCAATTCTCCGTCAATCGTGTTTATCCAAAATTTACGTGCATACCGGCAAGTCAGGCTTCCATCAATCCTGATGAAATCCTGCATAGGAATATAGCTATGGTACAGTGGAATGGAGAAATTGTGCCGATACCGGCACCGATTATCCGCATGGTATGGTTTACGGACAGTGCAAATAAGACTGGGGTACAATGGCAGGAAGGGGAAAAAACTGTGATAATGTTGGATGGAACCGGTATTGGTGAAACTTATCTTGACGATTGGTTGGACGTGTACATTAAGGCCGAGCAAAAAAAGGCTTTCTCTGTATTGACTGATGGGACAAATGAATATACGGATAGTAACGGGAACATATATATAAATAATTGATATGAGGTATGTTGTAGCAAATAAGGAAAAGGCTTTGGATGCCGGGGTTCTGTTGTTGGGGCACTTGGTAAAGGGAGAATCCATCATCTTGAATGAAAAGGAGGTAATGTGCCTGCCTTCTCTTGATGGAGAACTGGAAGATAGAATACTGTTGTTGGACGGTATCGTTTATACTAATACAAGCATGAATCAAATTATATCAGAAGGAGGTTGGGAATATGGCAGAAAATTATAGTGCCCAAAATAGCATCACGATTAAACGTCTTCGTTCCAATGACAGCCTGATGCTGACTTTTGAAAATAATGGCATTCCATTGTTTCAGGCCGTAGATGAAGAAAGTGGGGCTGTCTCTCCTGATTGGAGTATAGCTGCGAATCAGCCGGTACGGACACCCAAAGTAACTTCGGCACGTGGGTTGGCGGTCAGTTTGTCTGGTCATAGTTGGGCTTACAATGGAGTGGCTTTAAATTTTAACGGTGCGGAAAGTGGAGGTTGGAAAAAAGACAGTACGGGCAAATTCTCTTTGAATACCAGTACCGGTGCCATTAAAATTGTCGGAAACTTGGCAAGCAAAACGAATATTGCAGGAGATACATTGACTTATTCATGTGTCGCTTCTACGGCAGGTGTTGAGTATAATTTGACCGGGGAACTGCCTATTGCCATTCAGAATATGGGAGCCAGCTCTTACTATCTTGCTATTCTTGCAAGTACCGAACAGTTAACAAGCAAAGTAACAAGTTGTACTCTGACTACCAAGCTGTATGCCGGTGCCAATGCCATTACCGATTACTATATAAAATGGTATAAGGACACGGCGGCTTGGACTGATAAGAACGGACAGAAAAGTGTAACTGTTACCCGTGGTGATGTGGACGGTACCCAGTTATTCATAGCAGAAGTTTATCAGTCTTCAAGTGCTTCACAACCGATAGCACGTGCCGGGGTACGTATCATTGATACGGCAGATGAATTTCAAATTGTATGTTATATAACTTCTTCCAACAAAGAGGTTGATACCGGACAACCCGTTACAGTAAGTGCCAAGATTGTAAATATGACTACGGGGTCAACTTATACTCCTACTTCCGCATCGTGGACTATGGATGTGATGGATAAGGAAAACTGGAAGAGTTTGAAACATTCTACAACAAATTCTATATCTGTAACAACAACGGAAACTGACAGAAACGGGACTCAATATGATGTTGATGTTTTGGCAGAATGTCATTTTAATTAACATAAAAACAAAATAATATTATGGCAACTAAAGGATTAGGAAATGAAACATTGGTGACCTCCATTCTGCGTTCCAATACAGTATTGGTGGAAGTTGGTGGTAGTGTCAGACGCATTACCGTGGAAAACTTCATGAATGCTATTAATAATGGTGACGAACAAATGTTGAGGCAGGTGGCTTGGGGGATTCCAATCAAACAATCAACCCAAAGTAGCACGAACTATGGTGTGATAGGTAATACAGCCGCATGGACAGAATACAAGTTGTATTGTGGCCGTTATCTCGTAACGAATGATGGAAGGGCTGCTAAAATGTCCCCTACCAATAGTGCGGTGTTTGCTGATGGTACTGCGGTGGATGAAACCAAAGGGCATGTGATGTGGATAGGGCCACGTTTGTATTATCGTGTACAGACTGACAGTGTAAGTGGTGTACCAGTCTTATGGCTCTCGATGCTACCTATTGGCGGTGAGTTTATTGGTGGGGCAAATGGTGGAATGTATAACTGTATCGGTGCATACAAAGGCTCCATGTCAGGTAGCGCACTTGTTTCACGTTCAGGAGTTGCACCGGCAGGCAGCAAGACAATCAACGCATTTTGGAATGCTGCACAAGTGAACGGTAAGGAATGGGGACTGACCGATTACGATCAGAGAAAGCTTATTATGATGTTGGGGCTGTCCCAGTACGGAGATACCAATATTCAAGCCAAACTTGGTTATGGTGTGGGTGGTAGCTCCAGTAAAGACTTGTGGGCTGCTGCGGCAGCATTGCAAACTGGCGCAACAAAGAGTCTCGGTGACAATTGGGGCAAAATAGCTATTTCTGTGGTGAATGGAAGTAATACTGGAGTGGATTGTTCACGGGTGAACATGATGGGTATAGAAGATCCTTATGGGTGGCAGTGGGAATTTCTGCAAGGAGTATTTTGCGGTAGTTCCAACAATAGTGCTCAAAGTGGAACGGAAATTTTCATTTACAAAGGAAACCGTTTACCGACTACTGCTGAATTAGCTGCGCATCCAAATGGTGAATACAGACAAGCTACCCGTCAGACAGCTTCCGGTCAAGTGCAGGAAATAATTCTTGGGGAGCATTTTGATATTTTCCCGAAAAAGATTGGTGGAAACAGCACTTCTTATTGGGCTGATTATTCATGGGCAAACACTACTGGGCAGCTGGTTCTTTGGGGCGGTTCTGCGAATCACGGTGCGTATTGCGGCCTCGCTTATGCGTCCTCGTCTAACGCTTGGTCGTACTCGTATGCGTTTATCGGCTCTCGCCTTGCGTATTTTGGAGATTTAACATTTGTTAGCGGTGCATCTTTGATGGCTGCATGACAGACTTTGAAAGATTAGTTCTTTGAATTTCAATCAATTAAAACCCGTCCACCTTCTCGTTTTACGGCAACGGACAACGGGACGAAAGCCGAAAGGCGTGGACGGTTGGTAGAGGGGAACAAGAGCTGGTTCTTTGGGGCGGTAATGCGAATAACGGTGCGAATTGCGGCCTCGCTTATGCGAACTCGAATAACGATTGGTCGAACTCGAATGCGAATATCGGCTCTCGCCATACTTATTTATCGTAGAGTAATCTGCGAGTTCTCCGAGCCATGACCTTGCAGGATTTATATCGTTGCAACGTAGTAATCAATTGGTTACGATGTCAGAAAATCAAGAATGCGGAAAGGTTGCCCTATTTGCGAAAGGCGACAAGCGGTGTTAGTAGGTTGGTTCTCGAAAGCTCCGGGCGAATTATTCAAGCAAGCAAAAACGGCTTGCAGTTATCGGAATAATTAGAATGGTCTGAACAAGACAAAATTGGAAGTATGGTGTAAATTTTAAAACAAAGCAGCAGTGAATATTGGAAGAAGTGATATTGATTGGAAGAGTCTGTCGCATGATGAAATTGATATAATTATAGCGGAAAGGATAGAGGCTGACAATAGACGAATTAAAGCAAACGGTGGAAAGAAATCTAAAAGAGCCGGGTATATTCTTGAACGTATAGCAGAGATAAATAATTTACGTGAAGCGGACAAAGAGGCGCAAGATGGGAAGGTTAAGAAAAACCGCTTTATCAGGCGGCATAATCTACACCCGGAAGATGACCTTCGGGCTTTACAGTTGATGATCCTGACATTGGATTTTCCGGCACCGGATTATAGCGTGATGAGAGTAAAAAGTGATGCAGGAAAGGTTCGAGATATTGTTAAACAGAAATATTTCCCGTGGCGTATATTGCACCATGCAATTATGAGGGTGATTGAAGAAGATGTTTATAGAAATTTGATTTATGATACAAGTGCGTGTATCAAGGGAAAGGGATTACATTTTGGAGTAAGGAGAATGAAACGTTTTCTTCACCGATACCCGGAATACAAATGGTTCGTAAAGACTGATTTCAAAAAGTTCTATCAAAGTATTCTTCATGAGCTTATTGTTGCTGCATTGAGAAGGAAATTCAAAGATGAACGATTTATTAAATTGATCGAGATAGCTGTTTTATCGTATGACAGCGGAACAGAGTTAGTTGACGTATTGGAGAATGAAGTTGAACGGAAGAAGAGGTGTTCCGATTGGAGCATTTACAAGCCAACCTATCGGGAATTTTGCGGCAAGTCGGATAGATCATACAATGAAGGAGAAATATCATGTCAAATGCCTGCATAGATATTGCGATGATAATGTTATGCTGGCTCGTTCTAAGTCCGAAGCGTTGTTTCTTATTCGTGCGTATGAACGGGAAAGTGCAAAAATTGGGTTGGTAGTTAAAGCAAACAGTTGTATTGCTCCGATAGGGACAGAAACAAAGAATGGGAACAAAAAGCATAGAAAGCGAAAACGTAGTAAGAGGAAGAAGGATTAACTTTTTGGGCTATTGCTTCACGAAAGATAATGTTCGGATGCGTAAAAATATGAAAAAGAACTTTGCCCGAAAGGTGAAACGAATAAAAAGCCGGAAACGTAACCGCGAGATACGAGCTTCATACTGGGGTTGGTGCAAGTGGGGAGATTGTAAAAATTTATGGAGAACAATAACAAATAATGATATGAGTTTTGCAGATAAAGGTATCAAACAGAGTGGCAGAACGAAGGACGGAAAGAAGTTCTTCGATGTAAAAGAAACAAGATTGATGGATATTCTCAATGTCCCTATAACAGTGGTGGACTTTGAAACGAATGTGAAGACAAAGCAAGGTGAAGGAAGATATTGTGTTCTTTTTGAACAGAACGGACAACGTAGCAAATTCATAACGAACTGTTACAATCTGAAAGATGTGTTGGATCAGGCTCGCGAAGCGGAGAATAACGGTCAGAAGATTTTTCCAGTGGAGAATGTGATTGTCAAGCGGCGTTCGTTAGGTGACGGGAAGAGTGCTTACTATTTTGAAGAATAATTGTAAAAATGGAGGTAATTTATGAAAAGTTATGGAACTCTTGTAGGAGAACTACCGACTGGTGTTGAATTTGTACTTGAAGGTGCGTTGTTACGCATTTACTTTGACTTTGAAAGAAGAGAAACCGTTCAAAAGACCGGTTCGGAAGATATGGTGGTTGAAGACCAGTATGTCTGTGAAAATGTGGACGTTGAAGGGGAACATGATTATGACAGTATTGTAAGTGCCATTATCATGGAACGTTATGATGCGAATAAGCGTGATGCCATTTTCGCTAACTTGGAAATGGCACGTGATACAACTTCGGTACTTGACGAAGATAAGCGTGCCGAATATCTGAAAGAATATACTGATTATCAGAGTTATCGTATCAAGGCTAAAGAGATCGCAAAAGAAGTATTAGCAAAATTGAAGTAATCCGGTATGGAGGCGCAAGGGCATATATTAATACGAAGAAAGGCCAAAAATGGAATTGACGGTACTAATGGGGAACCGGGGAAAAACGGGCTGCAAGGCTGTATTCTCCGGCAATCCGAATGGGCTAAAGGCATAGAGTATCGCAATGACGAGGCTTTGACTTCCGGTACCCGGTACTTGGATATTGCAATTGTGACTACCGGTGCTAATACGTTTAATGCGTATAAATGTCTGAAAACTCATACGTCCAGTGATTCCATTCCGGTGACAAATACAACTTATTGGCAGAAGTTTAATTCTTTGGTGCCAGTGTACACTCCGCTTATCATGGCTCAAAATGCTATTCTACGGTTCATGCAGGGTAATCAGCTTTTGATAATGAAGGGCGATAATAAAACGGTTGCAGCAGGTCTTGTTGGTGGTGACTATCCGTTATGGGTTGGAGCTACAACACCGACTGATGCGCCATATAAGGTGAGTATAGCAGGGAAGCTCTATGCGGCTGGTGCGGTTATTTCAGGTGACAGCACTTTTGAAGGTACATTGAAAGGTGTATCAGGCTCTTTTACAAGGTTGAATTGCGTGAATGCTGCTGGTGATGCGGTTGGAGGAATCAGCTTTGGAAGTGATGGAAGAATGTGGTTTGATGGTGATATGTATCATCAAGGTACTAAGGATAACCGGTCATTACGTTTCTACACTTCTGACTTATGGTGTAGAGGCGTGTTTGGCGCAAGGGAAAGAAGCATTATGGTAGTTTACGGCTCCTATGCCTATGTGTACACAAAAGGTGCTGATAAAACCGGTACTTATATACCTTTGACTTCCGGGACTTCCTCTGCTAACGAAACTTATTATACAGTTCCTTGCTATTCGCCAAGATACGATTATAACGGTGAAACTTCGGGTTTTCCAGTTGATACGGTTATATTTAGAATAACATCGAATGTAACCTACCGTTATCTTTTGAGTCTTGCCGTCACCCAAAGGATATTCGTGGTTAATGCAAATGACAATTATAATAATGTTCAGATATATGCGAATGGAACAAAGCAAACATTGAATGGCGGTTCCATGCACCATTGTATGCAGTTGGTGGATTTTATGTATCCGTCACCGAACTCTGACTGGTTGGGAAGAGGACTGATGTTCGGTGCTTCAAATGATAATGATTGGAAGTGATTATGAAAAGGATAAATTTTGAAAGAATTGAGATATTTGTTGATATTGATAAGACGAGATGTTCCGTTGAGAACTACAAGAAGGATTTTGCCAATATCATTTATCAACTTGGCAGGGGAATAGAGGCTCATGCCCTCGCATTTAAAATATTCAACTCCAATGGAGAAATTGAGTATAACGATGAAGAGTGTAATATGATTAAGGAATACGCAAGTTTATGTTCCCCAGCCTTTATTGATGCTATCAACAAATTACTATTGGAATAAAAATAATAAACGCAAACACAAAAGGATATGAACGACATTATTGAAACATTCATTCACGACCATTTGTTTTTACATTTGGTTTTGATAGCGGTAAGTATGACAGCTATCATAATCGCAATGGGGATAGATTTTATTTCGGGGATTCAGAAGGCCAAACAGCGTGGGGAACTTCGTACCTCGAAGAAGTACAAAATGACAGCGACAAAAGCGAAGAAATATTTTAATCCGTTTCTGACACTGGTTATGATTGACCTTATATGTTGCATCGTCATTCCATTTCCAGTATTCGCTATGTTATGGGCGGTTTATTGCGTTTTCTGTGAGTTCAAATCGGTACGTGAGAAATCATGGGAAAAGGCCGAGCTTCGGAAAGCGGAAAAGACCATGAGTATAATCATTGAGAATAAGGACGATATAGCACGACTGGCCGCACAAATATTGTTTGAAACACAAAAAGAAAAGGAGGATAAAAATGACACGGGGACTACGGAATAATAATCCGTTAAATATACGGAGAAATAATACGAAATGGCAGGGGTTGTCTGCAACACAGACAGATAAAAGTTTCTTTCAGTTTAAAACTATGGCATACGGTTATCGTGCTGCTTTTAAAACTCTTCAAACTTATATTCTTAATAAGTATGATACTGACAAAGACGGCACGGCCAATGAACTTGAAGATGTTATTATGCGATGGGCACCGCCATGTGAGAACAATACTGAAGTGTATATTGCCACAGTCGAAAAGCGTTCAGGCATATCTCGTCATACAATTCTGAACAGAAACAACCGGGAACAACTTATTGCGGTGGTGGCTGCAATGAGTTATGTTGAGAATGGTGTTCCTGCAAACATGGATGAGGTAAGGAAAGGTTGGGAGTTGATATAGGAAACAAACATATAAACACATAGAAGATATGGCAAACTTGAATTTTACTCTTAAAGAAGAGGATTGGTACGAAAGCCAACCTATACAGTTATCTACTGGGAAATTTGCTATTAGCATCAATTTTGGAGATGCAGCAAACAACAGAGTTGTTGTGTACAAAAGTTCTAATGGAAAGGATTATGTACCTTACAAAACGGCACTTGGGGTTGGAGAGTTCTGTGATATGAATGTCGACGGGTTGATAGCCGGACAATATGTTATGGTAGGATGTAATGAACTTCCTATTTCATCTTCATTTTTGGAAAGTTCTGATGGTAGCAGCAGTGCGAGCAAATCGGATATTTTAGCAGAAAGCGGACGTGCTCAACTGGCAGAGTCCCAACTGGAACAGTCCATAAATGCGGTGAAGACCGCTTTGGATGAATTGGTTGGTACTGTTGATGCGACTACGGCCATTGACACCTTCAATGAAATTGAAACCTTCCTTGCAGGAGTAACCAATGAAAAAACTCTGACTGGAATGTTGGCTGTTACTGATGGAAAGGCCGTGACCGCACAAACAACGGCTGATGCTGCAAAAAGTACAGCTCAAACAGCTCTTAGCAAAGCCACTGCCAATGAAACAAAACTTAATACAATACCTGAAATGCCGGAGAATGACGGTAAGATATATGGTTTCTGTAATGGTGCATGGGTAGTTATTGCGGAAGTTGGTAAAAATGTATATACAGATTGATTATGAGATTGAAGATAGGTATAGGAGTAATCTTTGTGTTACTCCTTGCGGCAACCTTTTTGATGTACCGGTTGTGGCAGGAAGAGAAGAAGGAAAGTGCCCGACTTTCAGATAATATGAAAAGTCTCTGTACTGGGCTTGAAGAATATAAGATTAGGGATAGTCTAAATGTGGTTGAAAACCATGTTTTACGGCTTAACATAGAAGAATTGAAAGAGCTGCGGAGTGCGGATGCAAAACTAATAAAAGAATTGAATCTGCGTCCAAAAGAAGTCGAATATATCACAACCACAAAAGTTGTCACTAAAGACAGTATTGTATTTGTTCTGAAAGACAGCTGTTTCAATTATTCAGATAAATGGGTGGATTTTTATGCAAATATTCCTGACAGCACATTTACTTATGAAGTGAGAGACAGTCTTTCAAGTGCGATAAGCCGGATATATAAACACAGGTTCCTATGGTGGAGATGGGGGACAAAGGGGTATAAACAAACGATAGTCAATCATAACCCACGAAGCAAAATCGTTTATAATGAAATTGTAAAGGTGGAACATTAATTAATAAGAAGGGAGCCGAAATGCTCCCTTCTCCTTTTTCTTTAGAAAGGCAAATCGTCTTTTTGTTCCCCAAAATCCACTGGCGGTTGAGGTATGGCAGTTTGTACGGGTGCCGCGGTGGATGATGCCCCCTGATAATAAGTTTGGGGCTGTTGCGCTGCGGTAGGCTGTCCTGGATTACGGAGTGTTGCTTTCCAGCAAGTAATGGAGTTAAACCATTTTCCTTGCCATTCATTCGCATTAATATCTATTTCAATATCAACGTCTTGCCCGACTGCTAATCCAAAATTCTGAATATTGCTATTCATTACTGAAAAAGCGACTTTTTTAGGGTATTGGCCGGGAATTTCCAAAACGAAATCTTGTCTTTGCCAGTTGTTACCATTTTTTGAGACACCCGATTGTATCGGTTGTGGCACAATAATTTTTCCTTCTAATTTCATTGTTCGCTTATAAATAGTTAAACACTATATGCCCGGCCTTTTCAAGTTTACGGGCATAATCTAACATTCTTTCTTTAGTGCTGAAACTTTCATCATTCCACCAAATGCCAAATCTTTTAATCTGACACTGATAGCGTTTGTCTCCTAATAGATTCTCGGATATTCCTATACGATATTTTGCCATTTTTATTCATCATCCCCAGCCGGATTTAACTTGTCTGACTCATTGATTGCGCGGCTGATAATATCACAATCAGTAAGTTTTCGTTGTATGATAGCCATCCCCCTTTTGCAATTATCACTTTGATTGAGGTCACAATACCCTCCCTTATATAAAATATCAGAAAGTTCGTCCAATACTTTAAGTGTGTCAGTGAGCCGGAGATATGTTATTCCGGTTACTTCTTTGTTGTATGGACGGACTTCTTCTATCCGTTTGTCAAGGGATAGACAAGCAAGCTCTGCCATACATCTTGTAAGTTCTACTTTGGCAAGTAAGGCACTGTTTTCAATCCGGCATTTGTCAAATTCCAGTTTAATGGAGTATTCCATTTTAAGCAGATCAGGTTGTACTTCATCTGCAATATACTGGTTAGCATCAGCCATGAAAAAAGCCCGGTGTCCAGCTATTTTATTGATTTTCTTTTCATATTGAAGCATCAACTGTTCCAGTTTATTTCCTTGCTGCTTTACGCGGAAACGACAAAGCCTTGATTTACGTAATTCACTTAACATTTCTACAATTAAGGAACAAACTATGTCATTAGTGAACAATATGTTATATATTGCTGCCAGTGTGATATTTTCAGCTTTTAACTTCTTGTCTTTTATATCACCTATTTTTCTTTCCATAAGTTCATGAAATCTTTATAGACACATGGTAGTGCAAAGATAAGGACAAACGTCTCAACAATCAACTTTATTAATTGTCCGGTTCCTATATCAATCCATTCTGTTTTTATTATAATTCATTTTGGCTTCAATGAGTGAATCAATGTCACATTTGAAATGATGTAGTGTACTTAGGGCAACAATGATTACATCTGCCAGTTCTTCTTCTACATCTAAATACTCTTTAATATGTGGAGATTTCTCACCCGTACACTCAAAGACTTCGGCAACTTCTTCAAGCAGATCGCGGTGAAGATTGTTGTTGCTATCATTGTCGGGATCAATCTTTCCACGTCTTACGGCACATTCATAAGCTTTCTGCGCGATCTCATTTAATTTTCCCATTATCAATATGTTTTATCCAGTTATTATCTTTCTCCAAAAACCATTGCCAGCCATTTTGGGGCTTGATTTTTCGTTTTATATACCGGCGAACTGTGGCATAATTCAGATTTAGCTTTTGGGCGGCTTGGGTTATTGAATCGAATCTATACCATTTGCCTTCGGGAGTGATTGCGATACACGCAAAGGCATGGGCGTTTCCATTAGACCAATATCTATGTCCTTTCAAAGCCTCGCTGTGTCTTTTTCTTATTTCAACAGCTCTCTCTTTGCCATAGTATTCTTCATAGGTTTTTCCTCTTAATCCGTGGTGATAGCCTTTATTGAAAACATTATGTCCGTTGACAACCCGTGTGACCGGTATTTCAGGGTCTAATCTTAATTCCATATTATTCCTTATTTTTGTAATTATCTCTTCTCATTTGGTGATAGCGATAGTACATGGATAAGTCGAGTTTACGAATGAAATTATCATCCGCTTTCATGTCAGAAACTTTTTGGGCAGGCTTGACTACCTCAAAGAAAATTCTCTTTACCGCATACCTTCCCTTTTCAAGAGAATAACATTGCACTGATCCTTCATAAGCATAAATAAGCCCGGCAAAATCAGGGACTTCATCGGGCTTTATCAAACTTTTTGGTACTATATAATAAAAATAATTGGTACGTTGGCCGGAAGTGACAACATCAAACTTGTTCTTGCCATATTTATCACTTTTCTTTTTATCCTTATGGAAATCACATCTGCTTACTTTTACTTCATATTCATAAGTCAGGCGTGACCGGGTAACTTCCAATAAGTCAGCTTCCCATTTCCCGACAAAAATATTGGGAAAGATGCGGTTTCCTTTTTTATCACGAAAAACATGATCGCAAAAGCCTTGTATAATATCAAGTGTTTTCATTTGATCTTTCCATGTTCCTTATCCAGTTCATACTCAAAAAATCCTTTTGCCTTATCATAAAGTCCGTCCTTTATATCAGAGAAATACATAGCGGCATTAAAGGCTTTCAATGCTGCCACACGAGCTTTCTTCTTATAATAGTCTGCCCGTTTGATCGTATTTTCTTCTTTTCTACGTTCTTGCTGTTCCAAATATCGGTCAACCGCTTCTCGTCCCCAACGGAACATGTCTTCTTTGTCGGCAAAGGTGGCAGATTCTTCACGGATCAGCCTTTTCTCCGAGGAAATGACATAAGCTGATATTCCTTTGTATCTACGAATGGAAACGGCTATGTCGAAACCTTTATAATTTTGCTGTTCAACATAGCCGCCAAGAGTATATGGGAAGTCTGTCTTTTCTATCATACAGCTTTGATATTGATTAGTGGCACAATTGTATCAATAATTTCTACCGTAGGTTCTATAAGCTCTTTTATTTCCTGAACATTTTTGTATGCCATAGGACTTTCATCCAATGTCCCTTCACATACGGAAGTGGAATACACTTTGCTCATTTGGGTTTTGAATGCGTCCATTGATAATCTTTCTTTAGCTTCGGAACGGGAGTATAAGCGTCCTGCACCATGTGGTGCAGAATAGTTCCAGTCTTTGTTTCCCTTACCACGACAAAGAAGAATACCGTCTGCCATATTCATAGGAATCACAACGTAATCATTGGCGTATGCGGCAATAGCCCCTTTACGGATTATCATATCATCAAAGCTGATATAGTTATGGACTGTCTCAACGGATATTGTAGCGTTCCAGCTCAAAGTTCTGATTATACGCTGTATAATCAACTTGCGGTTGAATGCGGCATATCCTTGTGCGATCACCATGTCACATAAATAGTGGAGCATTGCTTCATTTGTGAGATACCCGGAATATTCGGCAAATTTTTCCTTCAAACGTAGTATTTCAGTTTGCATGAATTGTGGCTCAACAGTGGACTTCAAGCGTTGAATTTCATTAGAAAAAGCCTTTTTATCAAATTTTGCTATTTCTGCATGGTATTTACAGACCTTCACACCAAAGTTGCGCGATCCGGTATGTATTGTAAGAAATATATTATTGGTTGACTCGGCACGCCCCAGTTCTATAAAGTGGTTTCCACCTCCCAATGTACCTAAAGAGTTGTAGAATGTGCCTTCATTTATCCCCACCTTCTTACAAAGTTGTGATACATATTCTTCATTAATAACTGGTTTGATTAGTTGGTATTTAGAGCAGAACTGATCCATTCTGATAGATAAGAAGGTAAACAAATCTTCCTTTTCTTGTTTGGATAAGGGTTGTTGGTTAATCTCAAATCCCATAGGTATGATGGAACGGATTGCATGATTAATGTCCGGGAAAGACTCTTCTGTTATTGCATTTTCAATTTCTACACACAACATTCCACAACCAATATCCACTCCGATATGATTGGGGTTGACACGATCTGTAACTGGCATGGTGAATCCAATCACTATATCTACTCCCTGATGGGTATCAGGCATAATACGAACCGGAACACCAGTCGTAACCGGATTGTTCAAAATGTTTTGTATCGTTCCAATAGCTTCATTTTCTATTGCATTTGTAAATATTTTACAATCTTTGCCGAATTTTCCTTGTAATTCAATCATAATCAAATCTTTTCGTTAAGTTTTTCAAGAAGTTCATTCGCACAGTTCTTTGCGTATTCTTCATCTTCATCATGAAAGGACTTGACTGTTATCCAAATCCCTGCAAATTTAACTTGTACTTTGTAATCAAGAAGGAGGTATTTCTCTCTGTTTCCGCTGCAATTATCTTCTACGAAGGTAGTCGTTTTATTGATTCTGTACTGTTTCATCATTATTTATTTCTTTAGAGTGGCAATTTCTATCAAGTATCTTAATGCACTGTTTAATTCCAGTATCAAATCCTTCTTTATAGCCTTTGGTATGCTCACCTAAAACATATATAGTCATTGACAGCCAAAATAGAAGTATGCCAACGGATTTATACCAGCATGGTAAAGATACAGAAAAGGGTTTTAAGGTGATAGAGAAATCACCGATCCACAGAAGACCGGCAATGAGCATGAGTAAATATAAGACTTTCATCATTTATCATTGTTAAGTTCAACATATTTGCCTTGTAAAGAGCAGTTCCTTAAAATTTCGGCATTTTCCCGGCCAAATGCAATAAGAACACTACCGCAACCGGGGCTGTCCCCACGTGTTCCATCGGGACGGAAGAATTTTATTCGATTCCTCAAAAACATCATACCGGTTGCTTTCGTGAAGATGATGTCTTGAAACTTATTGCTGTCACACCGGTTAAAAAGTAGTGCTATACCGTTGCCGTGTTCTGCCAATTTCTCTACAAACTGCCATATAAGCGGTTTGGAGTACGGAGGGTTAAGCCAAATTCGCCCCCCCCAATTTTGTATAAGACCATTGTCCTGCTTGTTGTACATGATTTTTGCGGTAGGCCAAAGAGGGTGCATGGGAGCACATGGATCAAGGTCAAATTCACCTAATGCTTCAATGATTTCTCGTGGTGTGTACCATTCATCGGAAGCGTTTGCAGATCGTTCAAAAGATGTATTCATGTATTACTTACATTTAGGATTTTACGAATTTCTATATGATCGCAATTTTCATCAGCCTTTTTCAGAATATAAGCAATTTCTTCTTCCTTACTCATGTTCTGTGGACGTTTCGTTGCTTCTGCTCTCAATTCAGAAATAATTTTATCTACTTCGGGATTAGGAGTTTCATATAATTTTTTAAATTCAGCGGCTCTACGTTTAATAAGTCGCTCTGTCTTTTTGTTTAATTTCATCTCACAATATTTTAAAGTATTCCTTACATAAAAAACCTTTTCTTGGTGAAAAGTCTTTGAAGTCGCAACTCATGTATATTTCCTTCCTATCAGCCCAATGTGCCATGTCTTTCTGCCACTGTGGAATAATTTGGTGTGGATTGTTCAGATCACGAAAGGGTTGACAATGTGGAAGAAAACGGCGGCTTTTAGATTTCCAGTAGTTGACGCGCGCAAACGATTCTTCAAAGTCCATAAGGATGCAATACAAGAAATATTCCCCTTTATATCCATACTTGTCTATTAAAGCGGAAGCACGTTCAACTTCTGCAATCTGTCCCGGTGTATCGCATCCAAAGCGAATACGTTTAATCCATTTTACTTTTGCAAGTAGCCGAGCGATTTCATCCGTGATTAAACGAGCATCCAGTCCTTGATTAAAATCCACTTTGATACCCAGTTTGATGATTTTCTCTATTTGCTGCAAGCCATAGTTTGAGGCCAGTATATTATTATCCATAAGGATAGCTTTCTTCCGTCCGGCTGTTATTTCCTCAATATCCATATAAGGTGAGATTTTTCCTTCTTTTTTAGGAACAACACACCATTTACACCGATTGGGACACCCACGTGTCAGAAATCCATAGGACAAATTGGAGTCAATATTGTAGATCGAGTAATCAGGTTGAAGACGATCAACCTCAATTGGAAGAACTTTTTCAATATCATATCCAGTACCACCTTTTTCTATTTGGTTAGCATTGATATAATAGTTTAGTCGGGTGTGAAAGTGAAAACTTTAGCTGCATATACTTTATCATATTTACATAGTGGATTATACCATTCCACTTGATCGCCTCTTGCTTTGTGGTAAGCACTGATCTTCATAAGTGCTAAATTGGGGAAATTGCTATCAACGGCTAAAATTCCAATATTCATTATTCTTCAAATTTAGGTTTTGGCATCCATGCTATCGGTTCCCATGACGGAGGTATGCTACTCATTGAAGAGTAAATTGGGTTACCTTTGTACGTATCATAGATATAACCATCCATGCAAAACCATACATTGTTGCTATATGTACCGTTAAAAATCGCACCATGTTTACATAGAATGATGATGTCTTCATTTTCATCCGGCAACCGTTCTTTCACTGATACCCACGGAAGTTGTTTTGTCTGCCATCTGGCTCCTTCTTTAAATCCTATTCTAAAACAAGTTATTTTATCCCAGTCAGGATGTACGCCTCCAATTTCATTTACGGCTTCTTCTAATGTCTGCTTCATATTCTATGAATTTAGAATTTAAAATTATTCCATACACTTACGGTATTTAAAATCATAGGTCACATGACCTAAGGCACGGAGAATGCCTACGACATCTTGTTGAAAAGGATTTCCCCGACTATTTGCTACATGATTTTTTGCCATTTTATTTTTAATGCGTATATTTGAACCTCATTTGCAATGTCGCAAATGATTAATTTTTTTAATTATGAAAAATTTAATTAGAAAAAGCATTCTATAGCTTTACTACCGTACGGCTATGGCAATGCTTAAAATTGAATAGACGGTAGGTTGGGACTTTGTGCTAAACTGTATTGACCTTTTGTAGTGGTTAATAGAGAAAATTACTTAGCACAGCTAAGTCCCTAAAT